ATGACCACCACCACTCTCCGATCGGCGAAGTCCGCGGCATTCGCCGCCCTGCTCAGCACTGCGGCGCTGTACGCATTGCCGGTGATGCTGACCGCACCCAGCGCCAACGCCAGCGTCAGCGGCGATTGCACGGGCTCCAACCAGACCTACGAAAACCGGATGGGCAACGGGCACCTCTACGAGGCCTGCACCACGACCGACAAGAACGGCGACAAGACGAAGTGCTCGTACGTCGACGGAAAAGCTCAGGGCTGCATCGCCGTCCCGATGCGCAAGCCGAAGTTCAACCTGGACCCGAGCGTGGTGACGCCGGTTACGGAGACGCCGTCCGCGGGCCCGCACGTGCAGCCCGACCAGCGCCGGTAGCGCAAAAAGTTGTGGAGCCACCCAGGGGAATCGAACCCCTGACCTATTCATTACAAGCGACCCGCAGAGGCCCCTAACGGGTCACTATCCCCCGCGCCGGTCGTGCCCCTCCGTCCGCGCCCGGCGGCCCCGGCCGACTTGCCGGCCGCACCTGTCAAGGTCCCTGCCTGAGCGCGCCCAAATGTCCTACCGGGATGTGTGCCTGCTGAGCAGTCTGTCAGTTGGCTCGTGACGCAACGGTGCCCGAATGGTTACCCTTGCGAACTTTTCAGTTGACGCCCAGGCGATGCACAGTTACGGCCAGGTAAATAACTCGGCTTCAGGGGGGCCTGCTTCAATGTTAAAGACTTGGCGCACATGGCAATTGGCACAATCACTGTCATCGCGCACGGTAACGGAACGAACCGCCGCGGTGCAGCGCATGGGCGAATGGTGCAACGTGGCACCCGAGCATGCCCAGGTCGATGACATCGTCACCTGGCTCGCCGAGGGCGGCGATTGGATGCCCAACACGCGGTGGACCTACTACACCTCGCTCAATGCGTTCTACCTGTGGCTCCAAAAGACCGGCCGCCGTGTCGACAACCCGATGGTGATGATCGACTCGCCCAAGCGGTCCAAGGGCGTCCCGCATCCCGTCACTAACCACTGCGTCCAGCGACTACTCAAGGTACGGGGCCGAACTCGCACCAAAGCGATGCTGATATTGGCCTTGTTCGCAGGGTTCCGCGCGCACGAGATCGCCAAGGTGAAAGGCGAGGACTTCGACCTGATCGCGCGCACCGTGACCGTGACCGGCAAGGGCGGCTTCACCGCCACGCTGCCGCTACACCACCTGGTACTTGAAATCGCGTATCAGATGCCGCGGCGCGGTTATTGGTTCCCAGGCGTCGACCGTGGGCACCAACGACGCGAATCGGTGTGCGGCACGATCAAGGAGGCGATGGTCCGCGCTGGTGTCACCGGATCGGCACACTGGCTGCGCCACTGGTTCGGCACCGCGCTACTGGAGGCCGGAGTGGACGTACGGGTCGTCCAGACACTGCTGCGCCACCAGAACCTGGCAACGACCGAGATTTACACCAAGGTGTCAGACGCGCGCCGAGCTGAGGGCATCGAGCTGCTCGACCCGTTCCGGCTCGAACCGGTCGCCGAGCTCACTCCCGCGATGCGCCGCATGGTCGACGAAGCCTGCCAGGAAGCCGACGACACCTACCAGGCCGACGCCGCTTAGATGTCCACCTCGGCGGTGATGTCCTCGGGCAGGAGCCAGAGCTGCATGGCGATGCGGGATTTGTTGTTGCCGCTGCCGGCCTGGATCGTGACGACGGCCAGCCAGCCGCCGTCCGCCCGGCGGAGCCACGCGGTTTGGCGGCCACGCATCCACGGCTCGAGGTGCAGCCCGCCGGCCTTGACCCACAGCGGAAGCTCATCACGCCGGAATCCTGCGGGCGGGAAGGCCCTGGCGGTGTTCACCATGACCGGCCTGTCGACCGGGATCAGCGTGCGGTAGCCAAGAAGTTCCGACCGCCAATGTTCGAACACAAATTCGAGTATTCCAGAATCCGTGCTACTCTCGAAGTAACTCGGGCGGTCGCGGGTTCGAATCCCGCCAGCTCCACTCATGGGGCTGTAGTTCAGCGGCAGAACTCCCGACTGACATACGGCGAGGGCCGATCCCAATCGTGATTGGGGTCGGCCCTCACCATTTCTGGCCGTCCTGCCAATAAAAACCTATGGCATCTTCGCCCGCTTTCTCGCCGCGTCAATAGAATCGGGCGAGCAGGGTGCGCAGACCCCGCTGGCACGGCGAGCGCCGCGCGCTGACTAGTCCGCTCGGGAACGTGCGGCGGGGGTAGGGGGATCGATGGCCGATCGATGGCCGATCATCGACGTGAAGCTAGATGAGTTGGCGTTGGACATCCAGAACGTCCGCATACCCGAGAAAGACCTGGCCGAGACCGCAATCGTCAACTACCTCGTAGAGGCGGAGGACCTGCTCGACCTCGCCCGGGACATTCTCCGCGATGGGTACATCGACAACGAGATGCCGGTCGTGACCAGGGAAGACGGCAAGCTGGTGGTACTGGAAGGCAATCGCCGTGTCGCATCGTTGAAGGCGATTCAGAATCCTGGGCTGGTCGGCAAGTCAGAACCGCAGCTACAGCGGCACTTGACTCGGTATCCGGATGCTGACATGCCTACCGTCATTCGGGTCCAGGTCGCGCCGTCGCGCGAGGTCGCGCAACCGTTGCTCGCGCGGCTGCACACCGGTGATCCGAAGAAAGCGTGGCTCCGCGAGCAGCAAGCGGTGTTCTACCACTCGCAACTGTCCGACTCCGTCACAATCGATGACCTGCGGACGACCTATCCGCGCGAGGCGGGCAAGATCGTGAGCTTCATCCGAATGGGCGAGATGCGCGAGCTGATCCGGTCGATCCCCTACGTCGACCCGGCCCTCGAGGATTTCGTCAAGAACAGCAAGCTCAAGATGTCGTCGCTGGAATACGCCTACGATCGCCCGAAGATTCGGGAGGTCTTGGGACTGGAGTTCCGCGACAACGGCACGCTGAAGTCGAAACGGCTGTCCCCGGCGCACCGAGCAGGTCTCATCTACCTGCTGCAGCAGTTCAAGGATGGCGTGCTCAATACGCGGTCACCTCAGCTAAAGGAGCGGTGCCGCGACGAACATATTGCGTTCGTTGACGAGCTGCGGGGTGTGGTCGAAGGCGCGAGTGGATCGCCGTCCGGCGACTCATCGGCTTCCTCGAGTACCCCGGGGACTGGCTCACCCGGTTCCGCCACGGCCAGCGGCGGAACGAACGGCAGCGCGGCATCTGGACGCGGTGGCGGCAACGGAAACGGTGGGACGGCGGGCGGCAGCCAATCCGGCGGCGCAGCGGCCGCCAGCACCTCAGGCGCTGGCGCTGCTGGTGGCGCCACCACCCGAGGCCCGAACCGGGGCTCAGCCCTCGTGAAACTCGATTTCTCGGGGTTCGTCTACAAGGGGAGCCGGAGCGGCCTGCGACGTCGGATCGAAGAGCTGCGCACCATCAACGTGAAGGACTTTCCGAACGCCGCTTATGACCTGATGCGAACGATTCTCGAATGCGCGATCAAGGAATACTTCAACGCGCAGGGCAAACCTCTCGATGGAAAGTTGACGCTAGGTCCGAGCGTTACGCAGTTGGCGAGCGAGTTCAAATCCGATAAGAGCATGACGTCGCTGATCAACGCGATAAACCGATCGGGGAAGATGCCGACAAGTCAGTACTCGGGGACCACCGAGTCACTGAACGCGAGCAATCACAATCCAGATTCATTCGCCGAGAGAGTCGAGGTCCACGAGGCGTGGGATCGGATCAAGCCGATACTGACTCGGCTGGTGGGCTGAGTTCAGTTGACCGCCAACAGGTTTGCCACGGGGCGAGACGCGATTAGGAGTTCGTTGGCCTTGCCGGCGCGGTGTGCGCTGTAGCTGAGCTGATATTCGTGGACGCCGTGCTCCTTGTAGAGCCGGCGAATGAAGTCCGCCGGGTCGTATGTCAGGACCCAGTTTCCGTCGCGGCCTGTTGTGAGCAGCTGGGCGAGGTCGGCGTGATCGCGGTGGGTAAATGCATTGAGGTACAAGCTGCCGCCCATCTCGACGTAGGGCGGATCGATGTATATGAACGAGGACTTTTTGGTGAGATGTTTTCGGATGACTGACATTCCGTCGACGCTCGACACCGAGATGCGGTCTGAAAGTGCGCCGATGTTGACGATCCGTTCGGCCAGCTGATCACGGTTGTAACGGGCGTCGATCTTGTAGTTTCCCGTCTGCCTCACGCCGCCGATAGGCCCAGCATTGAGGATCCCCGATCGATTTGTGCGGTTGAGGTAGAAAAACGCGAAACCCAGTGTCAGCGGGTCGGTTTCGTCTGCCTCTCGGTAGATCGCCTGCTGGCGTCGCCACTCGTCGACATTCAGTTCTGCATCGACGACGAGCGCGGCGAACTTCTCGGAGTTCTCTGTGACCGATTTCCAGAAGCAGTAGACGGCCGGGTCGATGTCATTGATGACGACCCGGCGCACCAATTCTTGTTGCAGGAGCACGATTCCAGCGCCAGCCCCACCTGCATAGGGCTCGACATACGTTGCGGAGCGGATGCCGATTCGTTTGATGATGTCGGCAAAGAATCCCGCCAGGGCTGCCTTACCGCCCGGGTAACGCAGCGGACTGGCGGCCGCGCCACGCCCGAGAGCCTTGATGGCCAGCGGCGCGACCTCTGCGGTACTTGTCGCCACTGACATGTTCCTATCGGTTCGGTCACCATGGTGCCGCGTGCGTCCGCGGCAGGCCCGCACCCGGCATGCCCCTGAACAGTAACGGGCACCTTGCCGCCCGATGAAGCCGGATGCGCAACTGAGACAGGTCTGTGTCCTACCTGCGCGCCGCTGTTGTTCGCGTCTGAGTTCGCCGATCCGATCCGCGAGCTCGGCGTCCGACAAGCCTGCCAGTCCGGTCATGTAGCGAATATATGTGTTACGCGCCCCGAAGCATCGGAGGCTCGTCCGAACTCAAAGCAGCGGGTCGACGGTGCCGCCGTGCTCGAGTGCGTAGGCCTCGGCGTCTACACGCTCTGCGTCGGTGAACGTCTTGACTAGCATCGGTTTTCCGGGCGGGCGCACGATCAGCGTAAGGTCCGCGAGCTTGTGCTTGCTGGGCGGCTGCTGTCGATGCGGTTCCGTCATGGGCGGCCACTGTAGGTGAGGTCGCCTCGGCAGGGAGAGTCGGTAGAGCTTCAACCGAGGCGACCTACATGTATAGACGGACGCCGGCGTCCTTCGGTTCCATCGAGTTTTCGTCCGCTCCTGGCGGACAGGTCGAGAGGTCGCGGCGATCCCTGACGGTCAGTCGATCCAGCGGGCGACGGGCTGGCCGTCTTCGACGGTGACGACCACAATCCGGGCCGGGTAGCCATCCTCGAGGAACCACCCGGCGACCCGCCGTGCCAGATGTTCGGCCGATGGAGTTTCGGCCGAAAACCTGGCGCCCAGTGGGGATTCGTAGTGGATCAGGTAGCGCTGCTGCAGTTTGGCGTGGTCGACGTGCTCGTCGTTGCTCACGCGAGCCCCCGAATGCCGAACCGCATCGGCGTCCATTGGCAATCTGTGACGACGCCGCAACCGGCACATCGCCAGGAACCGAGCTGTCCGCATTTCCCGAGGCAGTCTTGGCACATCAGGGTTTCCTGGCCGCAGCACGGGGCACTGATCGCTGCGACCGCACGGTTCTCGCAGACGATCACTTCGTCGACGTTGGGGTGAATCTTGAACTCGCACCGGCCATCTCGCGGTATCGGGAAAGGATCGGTGACGTACGTCAACTCACGCTTGGTCGTCATTGTCAGTCCTCCGTGTCCCAGTGAACCGGCCGGTGACGATCTTCGCGATCAGTTCCGGCGAGCAGCCGACGGCGGCCGCGAGCTTCGCGTACGTCCATGCCCCGCGATCGGTCGACCAGAGCCTACGGACGAGCTCGTCACGCTGCGCACGGTGCCGGCCAGCGGCCCGGGAAGCGTCACCGGCCTTGCGGTGATGTTCCCGGGCCTGCTGTGCACGCGCATCCACGGACCGGACTCTAGATGTCGCCGCGGCCGAAGTCGGCGAGCAGCTGCGGCACCGCAGAATCGAACCCGGACACGTCCAGCGATCCGGTGTCGGCCGGGTCGGCGATCGAATGCTGTGTGCCAGTCATCGACACCACCGCGAGCCGGGCCGCGGGGTTGACGCGCTCCCGGTACTGCTTGAGCGCCTGGTGCACATGGACCGGACCGGCGTACGACTCGTTGTCGGTGAGGATCACCACGGTGTCGAACACCAGGCCTTCGCGCATGGCCCAGGTGAACGGCAGCGCGCAGTCCGTCCAGCCCATCGGCTGCTCGCCGATGTACCTGCAGATGTCGTCGAGTCGGCGCCGCGGGCTGATGTCGAGCCGGCTGATCGTGTTCTCCGCGATGACCTGGCGACGGTTCCAGCCGGTGCCCTGCCATTCGTGACGACCGGTGAATCCGACTACCTCGCAGTCAACTTCGGTCGCCGCGGTGACCATGGCGAGCGCAGCGCTGGCTTCGCGGCACGAGATCGGCAGGCCGGAAGCCGATGCCGTCATCGACCCCGACACATCGAGGGCCAGCAGGGTGCGCTTGCCGGACGGTTCGACCGCCCCGTACGCGTTGTAGAACGCGGCGTCGAGTGCGTCGGTGATCTTCGCCGATGGCGTCCAAGTTCCGTCACCGCGCGCCGATCGTCCAGACGCGTAGGTGCGCAGCGCGACGAGCACGTTGATGGGGTGGACTCGGCCGCGCTTGAGCCGCTCGGCGTCCTGCAGATGTGCAGCGATCACAGCGGCGGTAGCACCGGTGGCCAGGCCGAGGCGAGTAAGCCGAGGCAACTGGCGCATCAGGGCCGTCTGCGGAATCCCCTGGTGCACAAGCGCTTCCCATACCGCAGCGTGACCGAGAGCGGCGTCCGGCAGCATCTCCCACGACAAGCCGTTGCCGCGTCCGATCAGGGTCACCCAGTCGGACACCGAGGTGGTGTTCTGCGCCTGGACGAAGTCCTCGACGATGGCGGGCAGCCGTGCCGGGATCAGATCGCTCTCGTAGGGAAAGGCCTCCGGATCGCGACCGACCACGCCGCGCGTCACGTAGTCGAACAGCGCCCGGCGGCCCGGATCAGTGGTGACGGGGTGCGACAGTCGCAGCAGGTCCCGGTGGGTCCAGTCTTCGCGCCGGCGGTACTTCACGAGCTGGTAAGCCAGCTTGTCGACGGGCCGGTCGAGGTACCAGTCGGCCACGCCTCGCTTGAGCGCAGGGCCCCAACCCCGGAACTGTTCGACGTACTTGGCGAACGTGAACAGTTGCGAGCCGGTGCGGGCGACTCGAGGGAGCGCTGCCAGCGCGGCGCGGCGGCCGTCGACGTCATCGGCCGCTGCGGCGACCGCCAGCGCGAACAGCGCGGGGTTCTGCTTGGGCGCCCGCCCACCGACAGATACCTCGACGATGCGGCGCACCAGCTCGAGCGGATTGTCCGCAGCGGCACGGAAGATCACCTCGGCGCTGTCCTTCGTGAGGTCCGCTGCCGAGGTGTAGTAGGTACCGCCATCGGTGCCGAGGGTCAGGAATCGGTGCACCCGTGCCCAGTCGTCGATGGCGAAGGTGTAGCCGCCCGCGGAGTTCTTGACCTGGCGTGGGTCGGCCTGCGCGGTCTGCGCGGTGCGCCGGGTGTTCACGGTGGTCAGCACGTCCATCGGGGCTCTCCTGAAAGAAGGGGGCGCGGGCGTGTGTGCTTCGACCGGGAGTATCGTCCCAAACGGTAACCGACCGAAATCCGGCTCGCGCCAATGACTTTGAAGGTGATGCGGGCGTGTTAGGCGTGTACCGGGGGTTGAGTTCAGTCGTTATGCAATAGGCCGCTCTGCCACACACCCGCAAGGGTGCGACGGGATTCGAACCCGCGGACTGAGTTAACCGATTCACTTCCGGCGCGCATCAATTCAGTTATTAGGGCGGTGTGGGCGTGTGAGTGCTGCCGGGATAAGAGCTCTACCAAGCTGAGCTACCGCCGCGAAACGGCGGACGGGATTTGAACCCGCGACCTCTCCATTAAAAGTGGTAACCGACATGCGTCCGGCTCACACCGCAATTCAGTTGTTTCTCGGGTGATGTGGGCGTGTGTCATGCCGACCGGGTTTACGCCCCACGCGGAGCGTCCATAGCAGGGATAACCGACCGACTTCCGGCTCACATCAACCGAATGACCGGAACTGTAATGCGGTACAGCAAGCGGCACAACGCAATAACGGTCGCGCCGCAGGTAGACGAAAGCGAGCCGCCCCCGACCGAAGTCGGGGGCGGCTCATGTGGGCGTTTCTTCCGTCGCGGAGCGTAACCCCTACGGGTGCGGTCAGACTATGTCGCGAAGCAATTCCGGTGGCGGCGGCATTTCAGCATCAGGTGCGTGACGATTCCCGAAGTCCACCAGCTTTCTGATGTATGCGACAGCCGCCCAGAACCGCCGGTTCGCCGTCGTCAGCTCCCGCTCCATCGACTCTTTCCACTCGATGATCTCGTCGTAGTCCTCGCGCAGCCGCGTGTAGTCCCCGACCACACGGGCGAGCTCGGCCTGCGATACGTGGTACGACGCGGTGGTCGGGCGGTTCTGCCACCAACGGCCCGCGGCGCCGAGCAAACCGGGCAGCTTGGACCCGGCCTTCGACATCAGAGCTGGCGGACCGATGAGCAGGAAGATGACCAGCCACACCAGCGGTGGGATGCCCGGTGGTGGCGCCGTCGGGTCGATCTGGGCCTGCATCATCGTCGTCACTGGCGCCCACCCTTGATCTGATCGGCGTACCCCAGCGCGGCCAGCCAGCACGCGGCCGCGATGACCAGGTACAGCCAGGGCCCGCGGAAGCCGCCGGTCTCGTCGATCGACGCCCATGCGATCCCTGCCGACAGGGCGAAGAAGAAGCAGCCCGACAGGTGCAGGCCCGCGATGCACAGTCCGGGCCGCCGCGCGAGGTAGCCACCGACCGATAGCAGGCCGGCGGTCACGAGCAGGATGCCCCAGACGTAGCTGGGCATCGCCCGTTCGACCACGGTCATGGTGTCGGAGTTCTCGCCCATGAGGAAGTCGATGCCGGCGACGAATGGGGTCAGGGCGAGCAGGATCATGATCGGTCGGCGATACCGGACCGGGATGAGCGGCACCCAATCTGCCCGGCGGGCGATCACTGCTCGCCGCTGCTGTCGGCGCTCCGGCGATCCTGGAGCATCTTCGCCGTCGACAACGAACTGGTGATTAGTCCGGCGCCGGTGACCACCCACGTCAGTCCGGTGGCCGGCTCAATCTGATCCAGGGCGACCAGCAGGACTGCGCTGAGGAAGACGGTGAGAAAGCACACGGCGTGGATGACCAGCCGCACGGTGTCGTTTTGAGGGATGGGCAGCATGGTTCGCCTTTCGAGTCATGAAACAACCGCAGGTCAGGTGAACTGCGGGGCTTTACAGTGGCTTTCGAGTAGGAAGCGCGTGCTATGCCGCCACGGCACGTAGCGACCAGTCCCTCAGGTGCTGGATCGCCAGGCCGAGGTACGTCTGTCCCGGCCAGACTTCGGCGAATTCGTAGGTGATGTGCGGCAGTGTCGGCGGGTTGGTGGCCACGAATCCGCCCGCGATGCCGATCGCTTGGAAAGCGGCGATCGGGTCGGCCAGGGCCTCCCCGACGATGCCGGGAATCTGCGCCGCAATGGCCTTCGCTGTGCCGATCGGGTCGGTCAGCTCGAAGTTGGTGACCATGTCGTAGGCGCATTGCATGATGTCCCCGGTGTTGTTGTCGGGCACCGAGCTGTACATGTCGCCAGGGTTGGCCAGCCAGCAGTGCCGCCAGTCGGTGACGTCGCCGTAGCGCCACGAGCTGATGCCGCGGCCGGGCGCGGGTGTGCCACCGTAGTAGCAGCCGCCGGCCGGTCGGGTCGGGTCGCCGAAACTGAAGCTGCACAGGTAGTTTCGCGGGTACTTCTGCAGGAGCCGCTTGCGTACGTGCGCCGCGGCGACAGCGCCTGCCGAGTACCCGCCAACGGCCACCATGCGGTCCGGCTCGGCGTCGAGCTCGGTGTCGATGATATGCATGGCATCCGCGACGGCGATGTCGACGGAATGCTGCATCGACTTGTCGCCGATGCTGCCGGCCGCGCCGACCGGTAGGCCGCCCATCGTGGCGGGCCAGCGCGGGTTGACTTCCTCGACGAGGTCGGCCGCACCTTGGCAGACCCGACTGACGTAGTCCTGGCCGATGATGCCGCCGGTGCCGCGGAACACCACGGCGAGGTGGCGGCTCACGCGCGGGTCTTCGCGGACGCCTCAGCGTCCAGCCAGGCCTTGATCTGGATCTGCGCAGCGGTGATGTCGGCCGGCGCGACCTTGGCGAGAATCTTGTCGGCCAGCTTCGAATCCCCCTCGCGCCCAGGCTCGTCAGTGTGGGACACGGCGTAGAGCAGGGCGATCGCCTGTGCGTCGCCGTAATCGACGGCGAGCTTTTCGACCAGGACCACGTGGATGTTGCCGTCGCCGCTCCATGCGAACCCAGCGCAGGTGTTGACTTCGCCTTCGTAGGGCCAGCGAAGCGGGCTCAGTGACTTGCGTCGGTACTTGGCGATCTGGCGCGTGTTGTCGAGCAGCTCGAGCTGCTGTTCTGGGGTCAGTGCGGACATGAAATCGTCTTCCTCGTTGAGCAGTTGGACAAGCTGGTCGCCCAGGGACAGGGCGTGCTGGTAGCGGTTGGTGCGGTCGGCCAGCCCGTTGGTGCCGCCATTGACGGCCTGCGTCGCGCCGACGATGTCACCGCGGTCGGCGTAGCTGTTCATCGGCCGTTGCGTCGTCCAGTACCATGTGACGCCGATGAATCCGTATGTCTCGCTGGACAACTGGTCAGGGTCGTCAGCGAAGAACGTCGGCGACGGCACCAGGCCTTCGCCGAATGCCCACCGCGACAGCGCGGTGTAGTTGCGCCGCCCCGTTACCTGGATCGGGCCGCGGCCACGGAAGCGATACCCGTCGCCGGGCTGTGTGTTTCCGAGGTCGATGCGGCCTTCGTATCCGGCCTGGTCTGCGGTCGGGCCCCACAGCTCGGTGAAGTAGCGCAAGCCGACCGATTCGTGGCCGGTCTGCGCACCGTGCATGGCGATGCGAGGCACTGTGCGGCAGTCGCATTCGGTGAGGCACTGGCTGTACGCAGGCAGGAGCTCGCCGAGCTGCTCGGTGGACAACGCAGTCGGCGACATCAGCTGCGCGAAGATCACGACCGCCTGCAGCCCTGGGGTTTCCGGCTGGACGCCGATCATGTCGGCGTAGCAGTAGCCTTTCGGCGGGATGAGCGAGGCCGCCTGGTCGAAGCTGATCCAGTAGCCGAACGGCGGGAATCCGCTATCGGCGATCCACAGCGCCCGCACCTGGTCGTCGTAACCCATGCACGCGACGTAGTGGAAGACGGTGCCGCCGCGATATGTCGGCGACTGCGATCCCTTCACGCCGCGCGGGTAGTTCGACGGCGGCGCAACCCAATTCATCACCACGCCGTATCCGGCATCGATGGACCGAACAATGTTGCGCCACAGCACATCTTTCTGCGTTTGGTTAGGCGGGTCGTTCTCGATGTAGACGCTGGTGTACTGGGCGTCGGGGGTGATGTTGTCCAGGACCCGTTCGATCAGCCCGACATAGTCGGTGCCGTTGACCGTCGTGCCGACCTGCCGCGCGAGCTCGGCCTCGGACATCGCGATGCCGCGAGAGTTCAGGACCACCTGCGTCGCCGCCGGCCCGCACCAATAGCCGGTCTCCTGCGGCACGATGGACCGGTCGTACGGCAGTAGCTTCTCGGTCAACGCGCTCTCCATCTCACGTGGGACATCGGAATGTTCCGGATCAGCGGCGACAGCAGCGGGTCTTGTTTCGGGTCCGCGCCATACACCATCCAGAGGGTGAATGTGCCCGCGAAGAGGGCAAGGCCCGCAATGGTTCCCGCTGCGACGGCGGCAATGCGTGGGCCCATGTCAGAGGTTGATGTAGCCGGTGCCGAGGGCGTCCCACGGGATGGAGAAGTTCGCGGCGGTGAGGTTGTAGTCCTGGCCGAGATCGACCCACGACACCAGAGGCTTGTTCGGGGCGGTGTCGTCGTAGAACACGCCGCGACGGGCGCCGGTGACGGTGAGAGGGTTCCATGCCGGGTTGCTGCCAACCCACTTGACGCGGTCGTTGGCGGCGTCGTAGGTGACGGTGAGCGGGCTGAGGGTGACACCGCCCGCGGTGTAGCCGGTGCCGACGACCTCGTTGGTGATCGACGACAGGTATTGGTGGGCGTCCTTGTCGATGGTGTAGGCGTTGGTGGTCAGCAGGAATTTGAATGTGTCGGTGTTGAGGTTGATCTCCTTGTTCGCCAGGGAGAGACCGAACTTTCCGTACATGCCTGCGGTGATGGCCATGGTTCGCTGCCTTTCGTTTGTCGTTGAAGGTGGTTGTGTCCGTGGGTGTTACGTGTAGGCGCGGATCCACACACCTCCTGCGCCGCCAGCTCGGCCGCCCACGTTTTGGACGTTGCGGCCACCCGCGCCACCGCCGGCCTGGTTGCCCACGGTGTTCGCAGCGGCCGCAGCCCCACCGGGATAGGTGACGCCGTTGAACGTGTAGTCGCCCGCGGCCCGGCCGGTGCTGCTGCCGGAGTTGTTGCTGTTCGAACCCTTGGGGCCGCCGGCGGCGGTCAGTAGTGCGGCGACAGTGGATGCTCCGCCAGCGCCACCGTCGGCGGCAGTCGCGCCGGCTGTGCCGCCAGCACCCACGGTCACGGCCAGCGTTGTCGCTCCGCCAAGGGAAGCCACGGTGACCGTCACTCCGGCCCACGTCCCGGCCTTGGCGCCGTTGGCCGTGTAGAAGCCAGTGCCCTGCGAGCCACCGCCGCCGCCGATTCCGACGATGTCGAGCTTGGTTGCCCACGACGGGATGTTGTAGGTGCCGCTCGCGGTGAACGGTGTGGTCTGGTCCATGACGACGTTGACCGACGGGGCCGGAGCGACCGCCGTCGCGGTTGCAGCCGGGGCCGCGGGCAGGCCGACTGTAGTTGTCGGGGCCGGTGCTATAACGGTCGCTACTGCTGGCGGTGCGGGCGCAGCCACGGTCACGCTCGGGACAGGTGCGACTGCGGTTCCCACGGCGGGCGGTGCGGGAAGAACGACATCGTTGCCAGTCATGACACCGGGTTCCGGCGCGACGGCAGTCGCAACAGCGGGTGGGGCGGTAACCGACACCGACGTCGTGGGCGGCGGCGCCACGGCGTTCGCCACCGCTGGTGGAGCGGCCAGCCCAATGGCGACGGTTGGAGCCGGAGCGTTCGCGGCGGCGAAGGCAGCGGGTGGCGCCGTCAGGGTCACCCTGGTTGTCGGCGCGGGCGCGACAGCAGTCGCCACCGCCGGCGGGGCCAGCACGGTGACGCCGTGGTCGCCCCACGGGATGGTGTTGCGGGTCCACCAGCCTTTGCGGGCAACCGCCATCAGTGAGCCTCGTCAAGCTCGTAGCCTGCGGCGGCCAGCGCGGTGGCGAAGTCGTCGCAGTCTGGTACCCGGACGAGCGGAGTCATGCCGTTGGCCGGGTCGCCGTCGGCGTCGAGCACGTTGGCATCGGCGTCGGACAGAAACACATCGGCGTGCGTCGGTAGCTGCACCACGTTGATCGGCAGTTTGATGCCCGTCAACGTCTCGATCGAACCCGCCACGTCGTACCGCGCGATGGTGACCAGCAGGAAGATGCCGTCAGGACCGTCGCCACAGTAATAGTGGTTGGTGGTCGGGCAATAGCGTGAAAGGCCTTGCCCGACAAGGGTTGCCGTAGTCAATGCACGCCTCCTGGCTATCGGGTGAGGATGAATACGACACCGATGGCGCCCGCGCCGCCAGCGCCGACCTGGTTCACGGTGCCGTTGCAGTTGCCGCCCGCGCCGCCGCCGCCGCCGGGGTATCCGCCGTCGCCGCCGTTGCCGCCGACGTTGAGTGACTGGACCGCGGCGCCGCCGCCACCGCCGCCACCGCCGCCGCACTTGGTGGCCGAGCCCGCCGACACTGACCCGCCCGGCTGGCCAGGTGTGCCCCAGACTCCGTTGTTGCCGCCAGGCAGGCCGCCGGCACCGAGCGCCGAGGACTCGCCCGCAGTAGGAAGGTCGCGGCCGGTTCCCATGCCACCGCCGTTGCCGCCGCGGCCCGGGGTCGAGCTGGTCGGGGTGTAGCCGAGGGGTCCGGCGATGCTGCCGACGGTGCCCAGATCGGGCGAGGCGAGGACCACTGTCCCCGTGTGCGGCGTGGTTGTATTCGCCACGCGCACATACGATTTGTTTCCCTGCGTGCCGATTTGCGTGTCGAGCGCGGTGACACCGGTGAGGTCGACGGGTTGGGCGATGTAGGAGCCGCTGCGGCCGCCGATGCGGCCGATGGTGCTGGCGTTGTTGGTGCCTCCTTGGCCTTGTTCGCCGCCGCCGATGGTGATGATGATGCATTCGGTGTGTGACGGCACAGGCCAGTTGGTCTCGTTGGCGGTGACGGTATGCACGTTGTAGCCGTTGAGGACCGCGTCTTTGATGGATTCGACGGTCTGCTGTACCTGCGAGGCGGAACCCTCGCCGTCGGAGCGGCCGAACCAGGTGTTGAAGAACGCCTTGAACTTGTTGCCGGAGTCGGTGACGAAGTCTTCGAATCCTTCGACCGCGGCCTTCGGAATATTGGTCAGGGCGTGGATGACATCAGCATCGGTGTGTCCAGAACCACTGAAGCCCAACGCATTACAGATCGCGTCGCGGATGGTCTGCCCGGCCGCTGCCAGTGCGTCGGTCAGTCCGTCGACGAGGTTTTGTGGCAGTTTGTCTGGCTTCGTCGCACGCGGCGCGCCGAACCACACGGTGCCCGCCGTCGCGCCAGCGGTGACGGTGAGCCGGATCGATATCCGGTCCCACGCGTCCCCTGCCTGCCGGGTGATGAACCCGCTGAGCGTGGTCCAGTCCAGTGCCGGCCCGGAGGGCTGGTGGACCGCGAAGTCTCCACCGGCCACCTCCGTGTCGCCGTTCCATCCGATCCAGGACAGGCGAATTGGTGAACCGTTCGGCGCGGTGACGCCGGTGTACTTGATCTTGACTGAGGCGTCGACCTTGCGGCCGACGTCGAGCAGGATACGTTCGGAAATCAGCTCGTGGAGGGTGCCGCTGAGGGTGGTGCGCACGGACCCGATTGCCCCGGGCGGCTCCACGCCGGGGTCGTAAACCCAGGTGGATTCGCCCACGAGTGACTCTGCAGAGATGAAGTCCGCCAGCAGATTTGGCGTGGATGCAGTGATCGCGCCGATCGGAATGTTGTTCAGCCACGACATCGGGTTGAGGAACGTGGACATGATCTGCTGCCACGCCTGTTCGGGTGAGGGCAGGTGGAGCATGTCGAGCGCCTGGCCGATCAGCGACTCGACAAATTGCCGCAGGCCATTAAGGCCGCCCTGGATGCCACTGAGCAGGTCAGCCAGGACCGACAGGTCGACGCCGGTCAGTTGCTTGAGGCCTTCGATCCACTCGGCGAACATCTTCGCCAAATCCGGCTTCTGCATGCGCGGCAGGGTCTGGTCGAGCCGCTCGACCGGGTTGTGCGTGACCTGCGCGTGGCGGCCGAGGTCAATCGACGCTGGCATGCGGCTCTCTCATCGCGACCCCGCGGAACAGGCGCCAACGGAAGTCGGCCGCCGGCCGGTGCAGCACTTCACGTTCGGTCTGCGGGGATACCTCCGATGGGTCCAGGTCGCCGAGGTCCTCGAATTCGGTGATTACGAGGTACTCCGAGGCGGCCTCTCGGTCGAACGATTCACGGGTCAGCCACACCAGCGTGGCGTCGTCTTCGTCGGTGTGCTGGTCGACCAGCACTGGCACGACGGTCTTGAGTTCGCGTTGGTAGGCCATCAGACCTCGATGAGCTGGCAGACCAGCTGGGCGTCGGTGCGGTTGAAGCTGTACAAGCCGAGCAGTCCGTCGTTGACGAGGTTCACGTTGATCGTCTGCTGCTCGCCGGCATTGATCAATGCGACTTCGTTATCCATCGTCATCGCATCGGTCGGCGCTCCTGGCCGCGAAAAGTGCGGCAACAGAATGGTTTCCTGTGCGATGGTGCCCTTGCCGCGGCCGATGACCTGGCCGCTGGTCGCGTCGCCGAGTCGGACCTCCGCGCCGATCTTGAACGGATCGGTGATGTTGAGATCGACACCGAACGCCTTGAAGTGCCCCCACACGAACGGCTTGCACGCGAAGTCGGGAACCGGCAGTTGGTAGGACAGAATCCTGATGCGGCCGTTGATGATCGCGTTGACGTTGGTGAATGCCGACTCAGGAATGGAGAACGCGATAATTCGCTTGCCGAGGAAGCTCGACGGTTTCCACTTGCCGTCTTCCTCATCCCACATCGGGACGTCTTTGTCGGTCGGCGGCAGCGTGTTGTCGTAGTCGAGGGCATCGCGGATCGCTGCGGCCGGGCCGGGGATACCGCGGGGCGCGGCGATCTTGAAGTGCAGGTGTGGATTGAGCGCCGTGCCCGACGGCTCGACGGAGCTCTCTTCGCCCGGTGCGATGAGCTCGATGCTGAACGACATCTGCGGCACCGGACCAGGACGTCCCGGGTATCCCGCTGGGCGCGTGACGAATTCAGTGCCCATCCAGACGTACAGCATGTCGCCGATCCACCACGTATCGCCTTTGTCGTCGACACCGAGATCGGTCGGCAACTGCGTGGGCGCGGTGATCGTCGGGTCGATGTGCAGGTTCACCACCGGGGACGGCATGCCCGGTTCGCCTCGATCGCCCTTGAGCACCGGGACGGTCATGACGATGTCATCACCGACACCCTCGAAGGTGCACGTGCGCAGGCCGGGCACTTCGCCGTCGGACACGACACCGAAGACGTGCATCGTGTTCAGCCAGTCCATCAAGTGCACCGGCTGGCCGGGAAGTGGTGTGCTCACGAGCAGTCTCCTTTGATCTTGGTTTGGGTGTGCCAGGGCGCCAGCTCGTCGAGATCGGGCAACTCAGGCGGCGGCGGGATGGGGCCGACCGCCGAGATCGGCTCTGGCGCATCGGGATCGTCGGGTGCATCGACGGGCACCCAGTCGACGACGCCGGCCAGTTGGCCGGGCCGGTCGGGGATGCCGCGGCGCTTGATGATCGCCTTGTCCGGGTAGACGTCCGCGCCGGCGCGAGCGAGGTGGAAGGCGAACGCAACCCGCTGGTCGTCGGTCAGGAACAACACCTCGCCGCGCGGTCCGCGCGCGAAAGCCAGTGCGTCGGTAAGACGAGCAGCCGCGTCGAGCAGCCGTCGCGCAACAGGGTCGGTCATCGGGCCGCGTGCTCGCGTGGCTTGCCGATGATCTGCACGTCTTTGGCGATCACGAAGCACTCGAATTTGACGAGGGTTTCGGTTTCGCCCTCGCCCAACGGTTCGGTGGTTGGCCCGCCTTCGGCGATCCAGTACGGCACGGGTTCGCCGTCGATCTCGACGACGTTGCGAACGTGGTCGATCACGACCCGTTCCGGTTGGCAACTTTTCGGTCGTTCCATTGGGTTCTCCTTGGCATGGCAAGTAGCCCCGTCACCAAATTCGGTGCGGGGCAGTTGAACTAGTTGTCAGCTAGACGACGGCTGCGCCGCCGATGAGCGACCCGATCGCGTTCCAGCCGTCGGCGAGCGCCTTCATCCCGGCTTCGAACGGGTCGTGGTCACGGGCCTTGCCGATCGTCAAACCCAGTGCGAGGGGCTGCTTTTCAGCGATCGACCACTTGCCGCCGCGGACCTGGTCGACGTAGTAGATGCTGTCGATTTCCCACATGCCGCGGTCACCGACGACGTAGTCGAAGCCGTAGACATGTGGACGTCCGTCGCGGGTCGTCATGGTGAACGACACCTTCGGGCTCGTCTTGTGCAGACCCTGGCGGATCGTCAGCGCGGCCGAGACCACCCAGGCGAATCCGTTGCCTGACTCGACGTGATCGATGAGCGCGTAGTCGTTCATCCACATCGCCACTTTGGGATTGGTGAACTTCTGCCAAGCGAAGAACATGTCGTCGAGCTGGCCCTGGTAGATGTTGTCCAGGCCCGACGACCCCGGCTGCTGGTATGCCGAGCCCGGGTACGGGATCACCTGTTCCAGCTGAGCCAACCCGTAGCGGATCCCAAAAGTGATGCCCTGGTTCAAAATCGTCGGGCTGTGACCACCGGTCCAGACCGTGGTGGCGGTGCCGCGCTGCATCCGGTGCTGCGAAGTGATGATTCCGGAGTACTTGCACTCCCGCCACACCAGCGAGGGCTTCTCTGGTGCGACGCCGAACAGGCGGCGGAAGAACGGGTCGGTGATGCCGTCGCCGTCGCGGTCCAGCGGCAGGATGATTTCGGTGATTGTGTCGTCGAGGACTGCGCCGATCGCGTCCAGGGCGCCATCGAAGGCGGTGCCCGTGGGTCCGGTGACGCCGTCGCGCCGCTCGAATGCGAGCACCACGCAGTTTCGTGAGGGACGTGCGTTCTTCTCTCCGACGATCGCAGCCAGCTCCGGGTGCGGCGATGTGGCGTCCTCTTCGAGCCACAGGTAGTCGATCAGGCCGACGCCGGTGTCCTCGCCGATTGGGGCGTGGATGTCGTGCAGCATCTGTGCTTTCGCCGCGATCGGCACGATGCGGGTGCCGTCGAGGATCGGGTTGACGAACTGCACCTGGATGGGCCAGTGCAGGGGTGAGAGGTTGCCGGCCCTGGTGGTCAGCCAGTGCACCGGGTCGGCCCACGACGTCGGCAGCGCGAGGAACGGCCAGAAGGTCCGGAGCAGGTTGAGGAACGTGGTGAACGCCAGGCCCGACCGCGCGTTCTGCACCCAGAGCCAGGCCTTCAGCGGTTGGAATTCCGGCGCCGACACTGGTGTCGGAATCAGCGCGATGTGCTTGGCGTGCTCACGCAGGCTGATCAACTCGAGGTCGACCCAGTGGGTACCGTCCTCATCCTTGACCGCGACGATCGACTGAATCCGATAGCCCAAGCGTGTTTTCCACGACCGGATGTTCGGGTTGAGGTCGATCGCCAGGTGTAGGTCTTCGACATACCTGGTGCCGCGGGCCATGAGATCGGCCAGCCAATCATCGCGCCGGACGCGGATTTTGCCGACACCGGTGTCGTCCCACAGCCGTTCCCAGTCGCCCTGGCGGACCTGTCCGCGCAGCGTGCCGAGGTACTGCAGCCGCTTGTCGAGCACCCGCAGCAGCGGCGGCTGCTTGCCGGCGCGGTGCCACATCTCGCGGCGGCCGTCGAGCAGCCGGTACTTGGCGATCGGATCAGTTGGTGCCGTGATGATCCGACGAGCCATCTAGAACACCCCGCCGCGGTACCACTGCGACATGACCATCGTGATCTTCCCGGCTGGATTCGTGTGCGTCACTTTGACGTTCGCCATCTGCTGAGACGGGATCGGCGACATGAACCCGATGCCGCCCGGGATCCGGCGTCCGATCGGCACCCCGGCCTCGGCGTTGGTGATATCGCCGAGCAGGAAGTCGAGGATGTCGCTGTTGCGGATCAGCTTCCACAACGCGGTGTCGATCGGATCGTGCTCGGAGGTCAGCGTCCGGGCGGACGGGTCGGTGTCGACCAGGATCATGCCGTCCTGCGGTCTGATCTTCGGCAGCTTCACGATCCGGTCGGTCATGCCGTCCTGGATCGTGACGTCGCCGGCGCCTTCGACGATGAACTTGGGCCACTGCTCGATGTCGCCCTTGTTGGGCAGGCGGAGGATTCCGTGGTTGCGGCCGTTGATGATCGCGTTGGCTTCGTCGTTGCGCCACTCCCGCGTCAGTGCTCGCTTCGAGTAGAACGGGAATGGTGAGTGGATCGTGATGGTCGACTGAATCGCGTTGTTGCCGAAGGCATGCGGGTCGAGCTCGATAGTGTCGTAGTTCGGCTCACCGATACGCACACGACGCCAATGCCACCCGTCGTAGCGGGTGAACTCGCCCCAGAATCCGGCGGGCAGTTCCGCATCCTCGGGCCAGTCGCGCCACCACTGCGACCGAATCTGCTCGAACGCGACGCCGGTGTCCGGATAGCGCAGCCGCGAAACCTCGTTGATATGCGGCCCCATGTGCACCGCGGCGCTGATGACGGACTTGTTCCAGTCGGTGCGCTCGTGCTCTTCGCCGAGCATCCACGGGCCGGAGCTGTAGAGCTGCTCGAACGACGAGCTCGTGACGCCCTTCAGGCCGGGTGCAAGGACGACACCGCGGTTGCCTTTCCAGCTGCCCGCGAGGTTGTAGATGCGCTGGCCATCGGGCGAGACGTAGACGACTTTCGTCTGTTCGGCGCGCAGCTGGCGCCCGAACGGTCCCATGTCCCGGTCGGTCCACATCGCAAACGATGGCTCTTCGGCGCGGTCGAGGATCGGGTCGTACTTCAGCCACTTGCTGGTGCCCGCGGTCATCCTTTGGCCCCCAAGTTTCGCTGGAACGCCGGCCATTGCAGCGCTTGGACTTTCGGCATGATCTGTGCGGGATCGACGCCGGAGATGTTCCACGTGTCACCGCCAGGAGGGGGTCCCGGTGGCGGTCCTGTGCCGGTGCCGGCGGCGCCGATCGGCTGCAGGTTCTTCGGCTCGGTGGACGGTGCGATGTTCGGCAGTCCGACGCCGGCCAGCGCACCACCGAGGGCACCGCCACCGCCACCGGCTGCGCCCGTTTGGTCGTCCTCGCCGCCTGCGCCTGCCCACGCCTTGGCGTAGCCCGCGCCCCAATTCAGCAGCGCCAAACCGGACTTCACGTTCGGCCACTCCAACGGGTTGGAGAACAGCGACCCGTCGAGGCCGATGCCCTGTAGGACGCCGGACACCAGCGACTGGCCGAAGGACTGCACGCCGCCGTCGCCGCTGGCGGACTTCTCGGTGCCCTTCGACTTCTTGTCCAGCACCTCGGTAAGCCGCTGTTCAGCGGTAGCCTGACGATCCTTGGCGGCATCGAGTCGCCGCTGGGCGTTGTCGCGCTTCTTCTCAGCGGCCTTGCGCTTCTTGTCATTTGGTGCCGAGTTCAGCTCGGCGTTGGCCTCGTCGAGGTCCTTCTGTGCCGCTGCGCTGGCGGCCTTGGTGCGCCGAACCGAGGCCTGAGCGGACATCACCTGCGACGCCGATGCGCCGCCGCCCCGACCGCCGGTGCTCTTGCCGTTGTCGCCTCCCGCGAGCGCGATCCATGCGCGGTTGGGGAACGACGATGCGCCAGCTGCGCCGCCGCCGAACTGGCCGCCGCCCTTCTTGCCGCCCATCTCCACGTTGACGTTGCCGCCGTCGGGATCAACGATCGTGCCGGCGGTGTGCCCGCCACCCGGGCCGCCGTTCTCCCAGCCGATCCAGTACGCGGCGACACCGTCCGGCGGGTCTCCGGCCTGGAATCCGCGCTTCAGCAGTTCCGAGCTCTCGGACGCAGTGGCGAACCGGCCACTGCCACCGGTGATGAAGTTGGCGATCGTCGACTGCGCACCCGAGCAGTCCGTCGAGAACGTGTCACCGTTGCCGCCGCCCCAGTTGTACGAGTTCCCAGCGATATTCGACGCGAACGACTTCAGCTCGTCGACGCTAATACCGCCGGATTCGAAGCTGGTGATCCCGAAGCGGCGCGCGACCTCGGCAAGGATGGCCGTCGACCGTTGGCGCTTCTCCGGCGCGAGCGGAATGTAGGCCTCGCCCTTGGTTGCTTCCTCGGCGAAGATCGTCCCGGCACCACGGCCCGCGTAGATGCCGGCCGATTGCGGCTTACGAATCTGGCGCAGACCACCGTTGGCCATCGCGACGATCGCCCCGAATGCACGCGTGGGCAGTACTGGTGGCGCCGGCCCGACCGGAGCCTGCGGCATCTGCGTGACCCGGCCCGCCGCGAGGTTGTTGACCCATTCCCTGAGCTGGTCGTCGTAGGTCTTGACCTTGACGGCCACCTCGATCGGATTCTTCAGCTGATCCAACTGGGCTTGCAGGTTGGTCAAGCCGTCCGCGCGAACAATGATCAGCTTGTCGTTGTCGGTCCGCACCTTGTAGCCGAGCTGCTCGAGCAGCTCGATGGTCTGCTTGCCCAGCGGTGCGTCGACATGGATCTCTTTGTCGTTGTCGGCGTGGACCTTTTCGCCCAGCGCCTTCAAGGTGGCCAGCGCTTCGTCACCGCCGGGCGTATCGACCTTGATCGCGGTGTTGGTAGGGATCGCGCCGGTCTGGAACAGCTTGGCCAGCTCGCCGATCTTGCCGCCGGCGTCCGCTAGTTTGCCGCCGAACGCATCGTAGGCGGCCCTAATCTTGTCGACTGACGTGCCATACCGGGCCGCCAGATCAGCGAACAGCTGCTCGTTGTCAGCGAGCGCCTTGGCCATGTCGGCCCCGGACTGCGACATCGCGGTGGTGCCGTCGCGGACTGCTTTCAGCTGTTCACCGAGCGCGACGCTGTTGGCGTTGCTGCCGCTGGCGGCGCCATTTGCTGCGAAGAGTTGGTCGCCGAACCCCTTGGACTGGTCGACCGGTTCGGCGGTCTGGGCTTTGGCAGCTTCGATCGCGCGGGTGTGCTGTGACTCGGCCTCGAATGCCGATACAGCCGGGTTCATGGCGTCCATCGCGGTCTTGAGCGCGTTGGTCTTGTCTGCCGCTGATGCCGTGTTGTCAGCGAGTTTCCGCATGGCGGTGGCCATCTCGTACACACCGGGCGCCGTGTTCGCGGCGGTGGACTGCACCTGCAGGAACTCGGTGCGGGCCTCGCGCATCTTTCCTGCGAAGTCGCGGCTGCCGCCGCCAGCTGCCTCCAGCTTCGATACGAGCACGTCGAACGCGGCCTGCGAACCGTAGGTGGTGTCTGTCAGCGACTGCTGGCCCATCTTCAGTTCGTCGAGGGCCTTCCGCGCTTCCTTGGCGGCCTCGGCCTGCTTCGTGATTCGCTGGTCTTCGGTTTCACCCGGGTCGGTCGCCGCCGAGATGTACGGGCCGATAAGCGGAATCGCACTACCGACCATGCGACCGATGGGAGCCCAATTCCCGTGATCGCCAGCCGACCGGAACTGGTCGAGGAACGAACCAGTGCGCTCGGATGCTGCCTTGAGTTCGTCAGTCATGGCCGCGATGCGGCTCACGCCAGCCGATTTCACGTCATCGGTGTAGGCACCGCGGGACCGCATCAGCGCTTCGTTGAGGTCGACCTGGGCCCGGCGGGTGTTGGTGACGGCGTCTTGGTAGTTCTTCAGTGATCGGGATGCAGCTTCGTTCTTCGAGCTGATCGCCGCGAAGGCGACCCCGGCACCGACGAGGGCGGCGGAGAATGGGCCACCGAGAGCACCGATCACGCCGCCGACAGCACTGCCCAGGCCACGGATGCCTGTGGTGACTGCGCCGACAGCGCCGTTGGCTCCAGCCCCGGCGAGCACACGGAGCGACGACGCGGCCCCCGACAGCATGGTCGGTGCCCCGATGAAGGCGTTCATCGTGCGGCGGAACGTCTGAGAGTTGGTGTTCAGCGCGGTCATTGCTCGCGACGCGGCGGACAGGTGAGGCGCGGCGTTGCCGAGGTTGCGGAAGTCGCCGACTATCGACGCCATGCCGGCGCGCACGTGAGCGCTGCTCGTGGTGACTTGCTGCCGCACCGCGCCGAGGCCGGTGTTGATCGGGGTGAAGACAGTGCCCAGCCGTCCCATGATTGCGGGAACGGTCTTGAAGGCCAGCCACGCCAGCGCCGCGGTCTTCACCAGACCGGTGTTCTCTGCGAGTAGTCGCGCCAACTGTGAGATCGGCGGGATCACGGCCGCGGACCATGTCCGTGACGCGTCGTAGAGGCTGCCGAACAGCGGCGGCAGCGCCGACAGAACCGGCTCCCACGACTTCAGCTGCTCGCGGCCGTCGGCGAAGAACTTCGACAGTTTCGCTTGCCCGTCAGCGGAATTGAGGAATCGAGCGAGCGCGTTCGATCCCTTGTCCAGCGCGCCAAGCAGGCCTTCGCCGCCGCCTGCCGCTTTGGTGAGCGCGGTGAACGACTGGCCGACGCCCAGCAGCGTGCGGCCCAGATGCGTGGTCCCGGTCAGGCCGTCGTTGATCCACTTGTTCAACCGGCCATCAGCGTCAGCAGCGGTGGCGAACGCGTTGAATCGCACCGCGAGATCACTGACCGCCGAACCCAGGCGAGGCACTGAGTCCGATCCTGCGGACGCCAGGGTGCCAAATGCGTTGACGAGCGGTGCAATTGCTGCGTTGGCGCGGTTCTGTGCGTCGGCGGTGTTCCCGAAAATCCGATCCAGGAAGCCCTGCGTCGACGACGACGAGCCCACGCGCAGCATTTCACGGATGCTGTTGTTCCAGGCGCGGCTGGTCTTGTCCATCCCGGTCGTCAGTGTCGGCAGGGTCTTGTTGCCGAACCTGGTGAAGTCGCCGTCGACTTCGCGGAACACGTTGCCGCGCGCGGTGTTCTGTAGCTTCTTGAACTCGTCGTGGAACCCGACCACCGCGGTCATCGCGCGCTTGGCGTTGGGCTCCATGTCCTTCATGGCCTCGGCGGCCTTCTTGATGTCCTTCGGGTCACCGCTCTCGGCGGCCTTCCACATCTCCTTGAACGAGTCACCGAGGCCTTGCGTGGCGAGCTTGAGGGTGCCCAGCGCGGCGCCGCCGGTGGCCACCACACCGGGCAGCACCAGGCCCGTCTGTGCGACCTGCTGGATCGCCCCCGCCACCGTGGTGAGCGCAGTCGCGACAGCCGGGAGGCTCCCCACGCCGATCCCGCCCAGCGCCACCTTCATCTCGCGACCGAAGGCAGCGCCGGCCTCCGAGCCCATCTGCTGACCGATGCGTCGTCCCGACGCCCTGGCATCGCGCTCAGAATCGTTGAGGGCACGCTTGATGTCGCGCCGCATCCCCTGGCCGGAGATGGCGAGTGTTACCCACGCTGTGGCTAGCTCAGGAATGATTCACTCTCCCAACAATTTTCAGTTGCTCATGGTTGCGGCAATGGTCGGCAACATGGCCGCGATCTTCTCGTCGCTCCACGCCGCAGCCGGTGCGGCGACGTCTGCGCCGGGGCGTGGGATCGGGTCCGGAAAGTCCGGTTTCCCTTCGAAATTCGCGCGCCGGAAGTACCAGGTGAGGACTTCGATCTTGTCGATCAGTACGGCAGTCAGATGTTCCTTGGTGTCCCAGGCCTCGCCACGTTCACGCTCTTGCTCTTGCTCGATCGCATCGCGTAGTGAGGTCCCCGTCGGGGGGTGGTCCACGTAGTCGGCCAGACCCTGCCAGCCCAGTTCGTCGAGGGTCAGCCGGTCCCGGATCAGGTCCCGCCGCAGTGGGCCGGCGAACAGCTCGTCATGGACGATCCGGGCCAGCCGACCTATTCCCCCGCGGCTACACCCTCGGGTTCGTCGGTGCCGGCGGAAGTCCAGGCCTTCCACAGCTCGGCGAAGTCGTCGGGACCGTCGACCGGGCACGGCCGCGAGTCGATGAGTTCCTGCGCGGCTTCGCAGGCGCCGCGGTCGATCGCGGCGGACTCGATGTCGAAGTCCGTCTCGAGATGCCGGATGCTGCGCAGGAATTGCTTCGAGTAGATGTCCCGGAATTGGCGCAGCGCAACCACTTTCCCGTCCGAGTAGGTGTGTGTGTAGAGCTCAGCGCCTGCGGGGTAATGCTGCGACCAGTCGTAGTCAGGATCCCCGGGCGCCGGCTCAGGCAACGAGGCGCGCGCATCGTCGCCAGCCTGCGCGCGGGCGTCGGCCAAGGCCGCGCCAGCGGGCAGGGGTTCACGTGCCATGGCCGACGCGTATTCGGCTCGGTCGTCTGAGATTTCGATTTCGGCGGACTCTTGGTCGTGCTTCTTCGCCATATTGATTTCACCTTGGGCTCTCACCTTGGCTGTGTGGTGAAGCCTCCCCGTGCCGCGCCAAGGTGTTTACGGCACGGGGAGACGATTGGGGAATGCAGCCTGTGAGGTGGCTGTACATTCGCGGGATGAAGAGTCGAGTGCTTGCAATTGCCGCAGCTGCGGCTGTCCTAGCCGCGTGTGGCGGCGAGACGCCTCATTCGGTGGGAACGACGACCGCCGCCGCTACGGCGGCAACGTCGACCATCACACTCGGGCCGATCACAACTTGGCCGGCGTGGGGAAAGTACGGGCAGGAGCTGCTCGCCATGTGTGGCGAGTCTGACTGGTCGTGTGCGGCCCAAGCGGTCGACGAACTGGCCCAGAAGGCAAAGCAGCTTCCGGCGTGGCCGGAGTCGAATGGTGCGTCGCCGGACCGCGTATTGGCCTGGTACAAGGACGATTACAGCAAGTACACGACCAACCACTGTGACGCGCCACCACCCCGTCCTGCCGACAACGTCGCCTGGTGTGCGGTTGCAGAGCAGAGCCTCCCGACCCAGCTAAAGACGGTTCGCTCAGCGCTAGATCGTGCGGTGGCGGGGTAGTTCCCTCCGCGGTTCGGTGGCCGCGTCCAATTGCGGACGCGGCCACCGGTTTTGCCTACGGAGCCGGGGCGACCGAGACGGTGGCGCCGGTCGGAGCCAGGTTGGTGCCATCGACCGAGATCGACGGGACGCCGGCCGTGGTGACCTTGACCGTCCAAGGGCCGCCAGCCGAGCCGGTGACGACCGCAGCGGTGACGCCCGGCAGAGCTGCCACCGCGGTCTGGAACGCCGCGTTGGACGAGTTGTAGGCGATCGTGGCGTCGTTGGCGCCGACGGTGAAGTCGAACGAGCCGCCCGTCGCCGCCGTCCCGCCGAGCGACACGATGACCGTGGTCTCGACGAGCTTGTCGTCCAGCTCGGTGGTCTCGTACCAGGTGTTGCCCGCGAGGTCGGGGAACAGGTCGAGGGTGACCTCGTAGACCTGCCAGTCCTTCGACTGGTAGATGATGTCGCCGGTCTCTGCGACCTGGGCATCGGGGAAACGGGTGCGGACCTTGTCGTTGCCGTCGATGGTGTCCACAACGTACGAGGCGTGCTCGAGCATGTCGGAGTTGGACCGGACGTCGATCAGGGTGCCGTGCAGCGCCGTCGCGGCGGTCACCTCGACGTTGCCGTCGCCGAACATCATCTTTTTGGCTTCGGGCGACTTGGGCTCGATGAGCACGAACTTGGCGGTGTCGTCCTTACCGGTCTGCAGGCCACGGACCTTGTCGCCGTTCCAGTCCTTTTTCTTCTCCTGGTCCCGCTTCATGGACATGGTCAGGCCGGTCTCATCGCAGCCACCGATCCGGGAGTTCCAGCCCGGGATCGACGGCATCGCGTCGGACGGCTTGACGGGCAGCAGTGTGCCCAGTGGGAACCGGCGGATACCGCCGGCCTGACCGGGCTTGAACACTCCGGTGTTCTTCACATTGGTGTGCGCCATAGTGATTCCCTCCTGTTGGGGGTTCGGCCCCACGGTGTGAGGGCACGACGGTGAACCCGGCACCAGGGTTCTGGCGTCGGGGGTGAAAAACCTTGGCTGAGTGGGTGTTACACGGTCAGGACAGTGGACTGCACTGTCCAGGTGACCGTCACCTGATACCGGTAAGCGTCCGGCATGTCAGGGTCTTTAGATGGGAACGGGCCGTTGATTTCACACGGCTCGGTGACGGGCTGCTGGCCGTCGATCAGCCGGTCGGGTGCTGCGCGCCACACCATGGCCAGCTGGTGCGCGAGCTGCGAGCAGCGCATGTCGTCGACGAGGTCGTAGACCTCTCCGATGACCTGGCCCCACATCGTGCGCCGGCAGATTTCTCCACCGGGCAGGGGGACGAGCTTGATGAACTGCTCAGGCATCGGTGACGGTGTCTCGGTGCCGATGTCGATGCCGGTGACACCGAAGTCAGGCAGCCCTTGCAGCGCGGCGCTGCGCGCCACGGTTGCGAGGTCCGGGAACTGCACATAGTCAGTCACTGGAACCTCGCGCCCCCCAGGCCGAGCTTGCCTCCAGCTGCCAGCGCCCGTTGCAGCGCATGGGTTTTCGCCTCGTGCTTCTCAGCCCGTTCACCCGTGGTGTGGACGCGGTACCGTGCCCGGTGCCCGTCGGTGCCATCCTCGATTTCGTAGTACGGCTCTGTCGCGGGTGGAGACGTCGTCGACGGGACGCTGTTCGCCGCCAGCATCAACGTGGTCGAAGGCTTCAGCACGAGCTCGCGCGCACCAGCGGATGTCAGCAGCAGGTCGAAACCCGCCTCATTCCAATCGATTTTCATCAGCCGACTCGTTTCAGCTCGACCACGAGCCGACGCGGGGCGTACCCGAACGGTCCGTGGTTGAAATCGTGCGGCAGGCCACTCACTTCGAAGCGCACAGAGACCGGATTGCCGTTGCCGTCGACCTTGTTGGTGGCGAAGGTGAATCGGTCTCGCTGGTCCACCGACACTGCTGCATCGACCACCAGGACCCGATCGGCGATGACGATATCGCCGCCGGTCGGGCCCTGTGCTGGTTCGGTCGATGTCGGGTCCCACCAGGAGCACGCCACCGGTACCGGGTCGTCCCAGTCGGGTGTGGCATTCCCGTGGCCGTTCACCGCACCCGGCTTGTACGCCTCGTGCTGGCAGGTGAACGGCAACGGGAAATACCTTGCGAGGCTCACCATTTCGATGTGCCCACATTCCCGACCGTGCGGCGGCACCGGAATGGGCCGAGCTTCATGCGGTCCTTCTTCGACAGCCAAGGCTCGCCGTCGCTGATGTCCGAGTCGAATTGCCGGTTCACCTGGAAGGGACCCATCACCGCGTTGACAGATGCCACCGCCGGGTCGGGAGCCTCATCCGGCCCGTACTTGAGGCCGAATACGCGCGCAACCATGCGGGAGACGACACGCACCACCGGTCCAGGGATTGGATCGGTGGGTGTGCACAAAAGAAACCCCACAACGAGGTCGGAGGCTTCCTCAAGAAGGCCGCGCACGCGGGCCGTCTCGTCAGCCGTCAGATCCCGGCCCAGGCGTGCTACGACGTCCGCGGCGTCCGCGAGCATGCTCGGTCCCCTTCTCGATGTCCTCCGGCGAACCACCAGCGTCAGGCTGTCCGCCGTCGTCGGAATCGTCGTCCGAGTCGGAGTCGTCGGACCCGTCAGTGTCGGAATCGTCGTCCGAGTCGGAATCGTCGTCCGAGTCGGAATCGTCGGACCCGTCAGCGCCGGAGTCGTCCGCGGTGTCGAGGTCCTCTGGTTCGGTGGTCAGGTGTTCGCCGACGTGCACGCCGTCGGGGACGGTGTCGCCCGCTGCGAGGCAGGCGACACCCCCGTCGGTGTGCACGTAGACGACGCCTTCGAGGTCGCTACGAATCTTCATCAGAGAACCGTCGCCACCATCGACGCGACCGGATTCACCAGAACCGGCTGAGCGATCGCATTTGAATGCGCCCAGACGGCGATGGGGTCCTTGGTCTTCCACGCGCCGACCACCAGGCCCGGCTGGTCGGCGCCATCGATTCCGTACTCCGGCTCGGAGGCCTCGAGCGTCGGGCCGTAGAACGTGCCACCGAGGGCCGCGTCGTCGGGGTTCTCCACCGATGTCGGTCCGGCCTCGGGCAGCAGGTAGACCTTGTTGTCCGGAAGGACGTTCTGGCCGCGAATCTTCCTGTCGAAGATGGTGATCGGAGGCAGACCGTACGCGGCCAGTACCGCGGACAGTGCCTCGATCGACACGATGCCAGGGGTTCCACCGATGGTGGCCACCAGGCCGCGGATGTCGGGGTTGCGCTGCAGCGCAGCCACGACCCGCTTCGAGGTGACGATGGCGCCAGGCTGGTTGCCCTGATTGCCGGCGGCGTATACGTCGCCCCAGGCGATCAGGTCGTCCAGAGGCTTGGCCGCACCGGACCACAGCGTGGCAGCGGTGACGGTGTTGCCGGCGGGCCGCCCGAACGTCATGGTCTGCACCACGCCGTTCTCGTTGATGGTCAGGGCACCGGTGTCGAGGGCCTGGCCGCGTGCAACCTCGAGGCGGTCGATGACCGCGTTGGTAACCCGCTTGGCCGCCTTCTTGATGCCGCCGAGGACCATCGCCTCTGCGGCGTTGCCGCGCTGGCGTAGCTGGTCGTACTCGCCGACGCGCTCCTTCAGACCCAAGGGCAGCAGCTCGAACACCTTGCGGGTGCCGGTGCCGCCGGAGCCGATCGGAGTTTCGGCGTCGAAGGCCCGGTACTGCGCCAGAGCGCCGTTGCCGTCCTCTGCGACGATGGTGCGAACCACGATGTCGGCGACCGAGATGTTCGGCAGCCAACGTGCCAGGGTGGCCTTCTTACGCTCGACGTCCTCCTGAGCGGCGCGGGCGAACCCGGTGAGTTCGGCGGGGGTGATGAGATCGGTCCACAACATGGGTCACGCCTCCCAGGTGAACAGGCCGGAGGTCTTCGCCGAAGCGGTGACCGGAGACGGCAGCTTGGACAGGATGATGTGGCCGTGGCGCAGGGCGGGGAACGTCACGTTTCCCGCGCCGGCGACGACACTGAGGTCGGTCAGGATGAACCCGGCGATGACCTCGGTGCCGTCGGAAGCGCCCGACGCGTACGGGACGGCCAGGCCGGCGACCTTGGCGAAGGGCTCACCGGACTTGATGGTCCCGTTGGTGGTCTTGGCGGCCCAGGCGGCCGGGTCCAGGGTGGCCGAGCGCGGGGTCTCGGTGCCGTGTCGGGAACCGAGCCACGACTGGTCACCTGCACCGATGGACTCGCTGCGAATACCGAGCTGAGTCATGGTGTCACTCTCCTTTCAGGGGAATGTGTTGTGCAGGTGGCCCACCTGCGGGGGGTTACTTCGGTTTGTCGGCCTCATACATCGCGCGGCCCGCGGCCAGGGTTCCGCCGCGTCCCTGCGACGGATTGCCTTGCTGCGGATTGGGTCTCGGGCCGTTCGTTCCGAGATGCGGTAGCAGCTCGTCGATTTCGGCGTCGATCTCCTCTTCGGTCGTGCCGACGAGTTTCTTCGCCAGCACCGCCGGAAGTCCCTTCGTGGAAGCCCGGTCCGAGCGCAGCTTGGCCAAGGTGGCTTCCTTCGCGGCTTCCTCGGCCTGTTTCTGCGCCGCAGTCGCGGCATCGATCTGGGCTTGGAGTGCCGCGATCCGCTGTTCCACCTCGTTCCCGTTGTCCGGTGCCGTGGTGGCCGCAGCGAGCTTCGATGTGAGGTCGTCGATCTGGGCCTGCAAACCAGCAGTTGTCTTCTCGTGCGCCGCCTTTTCGCGGCTGATGCGCTGTCCGAGGATCTTGTCCAGGCTTTCCTGGGAAGTGATCGGCTCGAATTGCTTGCCGTCGTCGGGGGTTCCGACGTTCTCGGCCGGTTGGCCTTCGGCGGGCGTGACACCAGCGGGTGCAGTCATGTGTTTCTCCGTAGCTCGTCAGCAAAACCCGGCCATTTGGTCGCGCTGGCCGTGGGCGCCAGACCGCCCAGACGCGGGCGGAAAGAATGTGGGCATACGAAGAAACCCCGCAACCGATGGTTACGGGGTTTCGGGGTGGTGCGGGTCAGTCCTCGGGGACGTCGCCGATGGGTTGAAGGTCCGGTGCCGACGGAATGCCGAGCAGTCCGGTCTTCTGGATCACCATGCCGGTGGTCTTGTCGACCAAGATCGCCGGAGTGTCGAAGAGCGCGACGCCATCAGCGGCGTCAACCGACATCAGGTAGACGTCATCGTTCTGCCAGCCGAATTCGTCGACCGTGAAGCCGTCGCCGAAGAACTCGCGCACCGCGGCGTCTGCCGCCACTGTGCTACGGGCTTGTTCGAAGGTGATCATCAGCTGGCCGCAGCGAACTCGATGTTGGCCAGCTTGGTGGCCGCGTCCACGTACAAGATGCGGTTGTCGCCAGCGGTGTACATCGGCGCCGCGCGGAGGACGAGGTCCATCGGCAGGGCCGCGTTCTCACTTGCAGCGGACCGGATGCCCATCAGGATGGCGGCTTCGATTTCGCCGCCGTCGAAGAGGCCTTCGACGTAGCCGTAGGACAGGTCACTGAGGCGCGATTCAAATTCCGGCTGCAGAGCGTCGAACAGGTCGATCATCTCGTCATCGGTCATTTCTTCTCACCTCCGTGAATCTCTTGTCGCCTTGGCGTGTCTTCGGATCGATGGGTTGCCGGGAACCATCCCGGCCGATCTTGGCAACGCCCTTTCCGCGTACAGGGTACGCCTCCACGCTGTCAAGTACGACCTCATTGACCTTGCTCCAGGTCACTTGGATAAGGACGCCGTCGACGACTTTGCGGACCGTTCGCCCCTCAGGCCCGGGCGGCATCGCGCGGTCGGGGTCTTCGATTGCTGCGCGTACTGCGTCAACGATCTTCTGGTCTGACCAGGACTCCGGAAAGAGCGATGCAAGTTTGCGCTCGGAATCGAAACGGTGACCACGCCGATCACCGACCTGGTGCGGATGCGGATCGTCGTCACGCCATCCGTACAGGACATGGCCGGGCATTTTGGACAGGTCCGGCAGTGGCTCCGGTTTGCCGTCCGCTCCGGTGAATACCGTCGAGGTGGCGATACCGTCTTCGCCGACCCGCGTGTACTTGGGATAGGTGATGTGCGGTATCGGTGGCCATTTCGTCGGCGACTGGCCGAGCCCGTCGAGGCCCGCCGGAGCCGGGACTGACGTCTGAGCCGCGATCTTGGCCAGCCGTGCGGCCTTCCGCTCGGCCAGCAGCCTGTCGTCGTCGGTGCGTTCGCTCGTCCACTCCATGACCCGCTTCGTGGGAGTGAGGTCGTCGGTGCGGACGATGCGGCAGCTTCCGCCGGTCGTTTTGATGCGGTCCCAGTGGCCGCTGGCATCGATCTCGTTGCTCTGGCCGTCGAGGTAGACGATCTTGCCGCCGCGGTTCTCGACGTTGAAGATATGCGCGCCGCCGCCGGCTGCTTTTGACCATTCAACGGTGATGAACCCACGGGCGCCGTCGCCCCATTGCGACACGGCTTCGTCGGCGGCGCGTTTCGCCTGGTTGACCTTCCCGCGGCCTCTCGCGGGTAGGAAATCCCAGATCCGTGATCCGGTGCTCATGCCGAGGACTTCGCCGTCGGGCACGGTCGCCCTGGTCGCGTGGAGGCCGCCGCCTTGTCCGGCCGGAGTGCCATCGGGTGACGTCCAACGCGATAAGACGCTGGCGTAGCCGTTGTCGCGCACCGCATCGGGCCGCGGCTCAGCGGTGACGTCGTAGCCGCGGGCCCGCAGTTCGACGGCGGCGGCACAGCGCGTGCAGTTGACCTGCCACTGCCGCCCCGACATCCATTTGGGGTTGATCGCGGCGAGGTCGGCGACCAGGTCGCGTCCAGCGGTGCGGCGGACGTCCTGCAGCGGGTCGACGGGCTTGGGCGGATTGGCTGCGGCCGTCCGGGCCGCAGCCGTCTTGTCCATCGCGGCGGAGATGAGCTTCGGGACGGCGCGGTAGTCGGTTCCCGGCGGGATCGCATCCCGGGCGTCCTCGTAGTCCTTCTGCCACTGCTCCACATACGGTGCCGGCTGATAGCTCGAGCCCGGGCGGACCGGGACGGCGATGCAGTGACAGTGATCGTGGAACTTGTCGCCCAGCGGCCGAATCCCGCGGGTGCGTCCCGACTTTCGCCTGTCGCCGACTTGAGCGCCCTGACGCGCCGCGTGCGCAGCGTTGCGGTACACCGACCGCCGCTCTCGTGCCTCCGCGCGGGTCATCTGCCCCATCGCGATTGCACGCTGATCCGACACCGTCAGGTCGACACCGCGGCCCACCACGCTGGTCGCCGCTTCAGCTGAGGTGTAGACGGCGCCTCGAGTGGCGAGCATGCGGCAGAACCCGCAGGCGTTCGCCGAAGCGTGCCGTGCCCACAACGTTCCGAGGCTGTCGGCAGGGTCGGCCAGGATCGCCGGATCGCCGTACTCGGCAGCGAGATTGGCGAACTGCGCGTCCCGCACCCCACCGTTGACCAGGCGAGTGATCACCCCTTGGATGACTGTCGTCGTCGGGGCCAGCAGCATGTACCGGCCGTTGGCGGCGAGCTGCTCGACCGCCGGTAGCGCCGCGGTCACCGCGGTGAACCCATCGACGCCGCCAGGGAGGTCCTCGTACACGGTGGTGCCGATGTCTCCCGCCGCGGCGATGTACGTCGAGATGAACTCGGGGAACGCTTCGGTGATGAACTGCAACGCTTCTCGTCTGTCGAGGCGCTCGACAGCGCGCGACATCAGCGCAATGGCACCCTTGCTGGCATCATCTGACAGTGCCGCCAGGATGCGCTGAAGCTCAGTTCGCCAGTCCGCCACTGGCCGCGATCTGATCAGCAGCACCGGCAGGTGACGCCGGCACTTCAGCTGGAGCCGTCGCGGTGAGCGTGCCCACCAGCGTCGCGACGCCACCACGTCGGCGGTCGCGGTCCAGCTGCGCCTGCTCCTGCTGCGACAAGCCAATTCGGTCGTAAGTCACCACCGAGTCAGGCGGAAGTACTTCGGCGCCGATCAGCTTCGTGGCCTCATCCGCCGCTGCGGCGCGGGTCGGAGTGGAGGCGTCACGCCACTTCGAGCTCACCTGGCGGAATCGCTCGAGGTCGACCGACCCGTCCCGGAACAGAAGCGACAGATACCCGATCTCGCGCCAACCCAGCCCGGACGACGTCTGCCGGCGCTCGGCGCGCTTCACGAGGCGGTATTCCTGCTGACGGATGCTGTCGGCAGAGGCCGGGTTATCGGTGACGAATCCCAAATACGGTGCAGGCATGCCGGATTCGGCCGCCAGCAGCTGCGAGTACAGCTTCACCTGGTCGATGTACGGGGTCGGGGGTGCCGGCCGAAACTCGTGCAGCGTCACCTCGACGGGGTCACCGTTCTCGTCGACCTGCGGGGGAATGACGTTCAGGCGGCCCTGCGTAGCAGAGAACCCCGCCTTCCTGTTCTCCTTCGGAGATTTGTCCTCCGACATGCCGAATACCTCGGGGTCGGCATTTAGCGCTGACCATTTCGGCGAGGTGTAGAACTCGCGGTTCACCTCGAGTCCGGTAAGGGTCCGCAGCGCGGCGTACGTGTAGTACTCGACGGCGCGCGTGATCTCACTGCGGCCGTTCACATCCGACGCTCGGTCACGGTTCAGGATTCGCACCACCGGCACGCGGCCCAGCTTGTGGGGATCACGGTCAGCGACGACGAGCTCGCCGCGGCGGCGCTCAAAACGGATCGTCTCATTCGGCAGATACAGCGTCTCCAGCTGAACAACGCCCTGCGCATCCCGCGTCTGCGACAGAGCGGACTTGGCGCGCCGCAGCCGGTAATCCCATTCAACGGTGCACGATTCCGTCGACTCGACCGACACCAGAATCTCCGGCTCGCCCGCACTGGTGTCACCACGGCCAACGGCGACGAACCCACACCCATAGATGAGGGTGTCCAGGTGGCAGCGGCCAGATTCAACCGCAAGCTGATTGTCGTCGTAGACGTCGCCCAGGTTCAGCCCGTCGTCGCCGGTCCAGCCCAGAAAGTCCAGGCGCTCTTCCAAGACGTCCACCACGGTTCCCGGCCAACCGATCACCGCGTTGATCAGCTGATCCATGCCGTCAGGAATCGAGATGCCGAGGTCTTCCGCGTTGCGCTTGGACTCGTACAAGTCGGACTTCAGCTTGTTCTTCACTGTGACTCGCACCAGCTGCGCGCGCAGCAGGCCGACGGATTCCGTCTCCGAGTCCGACAGGTGCAACGTCGGCAATGCAATCGCGACCGTCAACCCATCACCGCCTTTCGAACTCGTTTGGTCTCTGTTGGTTTCGGCTTGAAGGCCTCGGTGGCGCCGAGAAGCGCGAGGGACACCGCGACGAGCTGGTGGATGACCTCGGTGCTGTCCCGGCGGTCGTAGCCGAAGCCGCCTGCGTCGGCGATGGCGCGCTTGCGGGCGCCTTTCATCGCGGCGGTGACCGATCGCTGGTCACCGTGCGTCAATGTGCCTGCCTTGCCGCGTGTTTCGAAGGTCAGGCAGGCCTTGACCATGTCTCGGGCGGTGGTCCGGCGGACCTTGACCCGGCGGGCCTTGAGCGCCGGGATCATCTGCGCTGCCGGTGAGAGGTCATCGATGAGTACTTCGATGCGCCGTCCCGCCACAGTGACGATCCAGTCGATCGCCGCGGCGACATCCGTACCGGCCCAAATCTCTTCGACGTGGGCGAACTCGCCTTCGATCCAGCACCCGCCGACCGAGATGGCCATGCCGTGCGACATGTCCACCCCGATGGCGTTCGGCGGGACGTCATCGGGTGGCCCAACATCGATCCCGTCGCGCCACCGGGCGTCGCTGACGAGCGCCTGGTGCACGTTGACTTCGTCCCAGATGCCGAGCGCTTCGCGGTTCCAGGAGTCCAGCGACTTGAGCTTCTTGCGCAGCCGCAGCATGGCGCGTTCGGAGGTCCGGTGCGGGAACGACGGATTGGCCTTGCGCCACTGGGCCCGGGACATCGGGTCGCCGCCGCGGTCGGCCGAGAACTCGATGTAGAGCGTCTCGTTGGTCTCCCGGTTCTCCGGGTCGAGCGCTTCCTCGCGCATCATGGTGAACACTTCGCCCGGGTCTTTCGGCCTGGGCGGCGTGCCCATCATGAAGGTCAGCGGGTTGGCCGCGACATTCTGCGCGGCGGCCATGTCCTCCAACGTGGCCTCGGTACAAATCTGCGCCTCGTCCAAAACGATGACGTCGACGTCGGAGAAGCCTCGTCCGAACCCAGATTCGCGGGCGCCGAACAGGATTCGCGACTTGTTCTTGAAGAGAATCTTCTCGTCGCCGCGTCCCCGCAGGACGCCCATGATGTGTGGTGCGACCTTGGGCCGCGCGGCCATTCCAGCGAACGACTCGAATGTCTCGGCCGCCGTGGTCTTGCGGTGCGCGGTCCAGATCACCGTCAGGCCTGGATGGATCAGGCACAGCGCGAAGATGATGCAGGCGACTAGGTACGTCTTGCCGACCTGGCGCGGGATCGACAGCACGATCGTGTCGGCGGCGTACTGGCCATCTGCGCGCTTAGCCAGGATCAGCCGGCCGCCGCCGTCTTGCCAGACGTCGAAGTCCCAACCGAGTCGCTTGCAGGTGTCGCGAACCTGTGGCCACCCGGTGGAGACGATGCCGATCGGGATGACGACCTCGCGGGCGAGGTCAGATAGCTTCTGGGTCCCAGCGCTCATCGTCGGTGGTCGCCACAACCGATCCGTCTCCGGTACCGGCGACCTTCATGTCTTCGAGTTCCTTGGCGATCGCCGACAGCCGCATGTGCAGCGCCGCCCGCGACGGTCCGCTCGCGCCCGGTAGCGCCTTGGCGATGTCCCGGCACTGCGCTTCCAGAATCTCGCGGTAGTTCCCGCCCGCGATCGCCTCGGCCAGGGTCTGGGTCTTCTCCGGTTCGACGGCCGGGGCGGCGGCCGGAGCCGGTACAGGCTCGTCGGCGGGCACCGGCGGGACCACGGTCAATCCCGGCCGCTTGGCGGGTGCACTCTTAGCTGGAGTGCGACGCGACGCCATGGTTGATCCGGATGGTCTCGGGATTCGCGGCACCGAACTGCATGGGCACGAGGTCGTCGTGCACGTCGTCGGTGAGATGCTCAGCTTCGTCGAAAACGAGGGTGTCGACGTTCGAAAAGCCGCGGCCGTGCCACGATGACCGGGCTTGGAAGATGATTCGCGATCCGTTAACGAAGTCGATGCGCTGTTCTCCGGCGCTGTGGAAGACCCGCTTGACGTGCGGCGAAACCTTCGGCGCTTTGGCCAGGTCGGCCAGCATCTGGAACCTGTCGAGGGCCGACCGACTGCCATGCGTGGTCCACAGGATGGTCAGCTTGGACCTCATGAGGCAGTCGATGAACGTAGCGAAGGCCTCGACCTGTCCCGGAGCGGTTGCATAGGTGCGCGGCGCGGTTACATAGGTGCGCATGCGAATCAACCTCCGTTGCAGTGGATTTCAGGATGACCACCAGCGGCGTTGGGTCACGAAGGTGACTCCGGGCTGGTAGCCGAGTTTGTTGGACTTGTCGCGGTTGCATTTGCGGTGCGACGGGACGATGTTCTCGATGACGTCGAGGCCGTCCTTGTCGAGCGGGATCAGGTGGTCGATCTCGAAGGCCAGCGGGTCCAGGTGGTCGGCGTCGTAGTCGATCGGGTCGCCGCAGTGGTAGCACGGCGGTTTCGGCCCGAACGGGCTCGGCGCTCGGCCTGTCTTGATGATCAGCCGGTGACGATCCCGACGGGTTGTGTTGCGCTGAGAACCTGAGCGTGAAGCCCCGCGCCGTGCCGCCCTGGCCGCCACGGTCAGGCGCTCTGGGCGACCTGAGTGCTGTCGCTGTCGGCCGTCTCGCCGGCCGGTTCGTCGATGTCGGGCAGTCCCAGCTTGGTGAGCATGCCCGCCAGTGCGACGCGGTTCTGCCGCGCTTCAACGGCCGCCTTGTCGGCTCGGACGAGTACCGGGTTCAGCTTGCGCTGCCCTGTCGATCCCCGCACGATGCGTTCGCCGTGGCCGGCGCGACGGCATTCGTCCGCTTCGGTGCGCCAGTACTCGATTTCTTCGGCGGTCCAGCACGCGTCTTCGAGGATCCGCAGCTCGTCCGGGCGCAGCCGGTAGACGCCCACGACGGAGTCCCATAGCCGGCGGCCGGGGCCGTCGGCGCGCAGCTCGGCCGGAGGCTCCGGTGGCTTCGCGATGGTGACTTCGTTCATGGTTCGTTCCTGGTTGGGTTCTATTGGCGGGGCGGCCAGTTCCAGCAGCCCGACTGCTGACAGGTGACACCGGGCATTCGCGGGCTGGCCTGTCGGACATGGCGCACGAACATCAGGCCGGTGGTGCTGAACACGCACAGGTCGATGTCGTTGTCGTGGACGGCGGTGATGATCGCGGCGAGCGGCTCGGGGGTCCGTGCGGCGCCGGGTACGGCGTCCGGCTGGTAGTGGACGACACGGGCGACGGACGGCTTCTGCTCGGTGGTGCTCTGCTGGCTCATCGTCATGCTCTCCGGGAGGTGGTGGTTCCGGCCTCTGGGGGCCGTTCTGCGGGGCTGGAGGTCATCGGCGGCCGGTTCAGCTTCGGCGGATTGCCTTGGTGCCAGCTAAAAATTCGCGTTCGCGTTCGCAGCCTGCCCCCGTGAAAACGGGCAGGGGCCCGGGGAGGGGCGGTGGCCTGGGGTGCTCCGACGTCAAAATCCGACGTTTCCGCAGGTCAGAGCGTTTTCGCGGGTCGCGAACATATACACAAGGCTTACGCGTTCCTGCAGGTCAGAGCGCCTACCGGATGCGGGGGAAGGCGCACCCGGGCGAAACCGCCGCGCGGGCTAGTCGGCCAGAGGTGGTACAGCGCAATGGCACATCGGGCAGACAATGCGTTGAGTGCCGTCGCCGGACGTCTTGGTAGTCCAGATTCGCCAGTGCTTGCGGGCGCATTCGCGCCGTTGTTGACGGTTCATCGTGTTCTCCATGCGGTTCGGCACCGCCTACCTGGTTTTGGGCATGGCTCACCGATGCGGGAGACAATGCCCGATCGGTCAGGGTCTCGTCAAACACCATTACGGTCGCGGCGTGTTGCTCGGTCGCGGTGCGGGCACTGCCACACTTCCGCCGCCCCGCTCACCGATGTCGAACTCGCGGATGTCACCCATATCGACGCCGCCGACCAGTAGTCGTCCGTCGACGATCTGCATCCGCACCGGACATGGGCCCGCGTGCACGGGCACGTCACCGACAAGCACATGCATTGCGGTGCCTTCGGTTTCGAGCGCGCGCTGCGCGTAAAGGAACAGCTCGCCGCCACGATGGGCTGGCTACAGGTGGCGCAGATCATGGTCATGGCAGAGTCCTGCAGGTGAACGAGTGGCCCCATTGCGGACCGCCACCACAGCACTGCGGCTTCTGTTGCTGGGCGATCTCTTCGGAGGTCTTGTCGAAGTGGCACTTGGGATTTGGGCACGCCTGCCGCACAGGCGTGGTGAAGCTGTGCCCGTTGCTGCACTTGTAGTACTTCTCCCCGGAGTTCGGATTGTGCTGGTGATATTCGCCGTCCTCGTCGTAGAACGGGCTCCAGCCCATGCTGGTGCTGGAGCTGCCGTGGCAGTAGACCTTGCTGCGCTGGTCGGTCTTGACGCATTCGGGGCACTTCATTGGAGTACTCCTTCGGGTCGTTCGCAGCCGAGCTCGGTGGCCAGTTCCATGTACTGGTTGGGCGCCCAGTAGTAGCCGCAGCTGGCGCAGCTGGCGCCGTACTCGGCCACGATGCGCAGCGCTGGCTGGCGGATGTTCTCGCCGTCGACGTCCTGGCGGTAGACGGTGTCGACGCCGCAGGCCGGGCAGGCGATGTTGCTCCAGCGGCCGTCGTCGTCCTTGTCGAAGAGGTACTTGGTGTGAACCTCGTTGAGCAGGTTGACGATGTCGTCGCACCAGGCCTCGATGATGGTGGCCAGCTTGCGGACCTGGCGGGTCTGCTCGACACTCCATTCCTTGTCGGCCAGCGCGCGGAGCTGCTTGACCGTGTTGCCGGCCGCGCCGGTCGGCCAGACGCTGACCATCAGGTCAATGTTCGCTTTCTGGTCTTCGGCGTCGACCCACATCGGTGGCCGTGATCGTGCGATTCCCGACGCTCCGGCGTTGCGGAACCCGACGATCCCGTCGACGAGCTGTTGGTACAGACCGGGCACCTCGATGTAGGTGCTGTTCTGGTATGCGCTGCCTGGCTTGATAAGACGGTCGACGGCCGCTCGAAGTTTGGCGATCGCAGCGGGTAGGTTCGGTTTACGTTGTGCGGCAGCGGAGTTTGTCATGAACGGTCTCCTGACCAGTCGAGCGCGGGCGTGTGGTTGACGTCGACGTACTCGGGTCGGACGAGCAGCTCGAGGTACTGGGCGATCGCGATGAGTGCGTGCGTCTGAGCTGCTTGCTGATCGCACTGGCCCGCATAGCTTTTCGCCTCGACGATGTGGTCTTCGGGCGTCATGTCCGCTGTCTTCATTCCTCGGCTTCCTGGGTGCGTGCGGTGCAGGGTTTGATTCGGAGGTTCCCGTTGGGCCAGCGGCAGAACTCGTGCGTCGTGGCCCCGCATGTCGGGCAGTTTCGGTGCAACGCTCCGGTGACGGCGTACATCGCCAGGCACGGGCCGGTGAGCACTGGCCGCCCCGGCCCGCGCCGGTAGTCGTCTTGCTCGTCGGCCAGGACGACCGCCCCGGCGATGCGCCGCCGGCGGCTAGCCATCGCCAGCCACCAACCGCAGGCGCAGATTGGGATGCGTGCACTCGCCAAGCTGCTCGTTTCCGCGGTAGTCCTCGCCAATGACGATGTGGCCGTGAGGATCACAGTCCTCGCAGGCATCGATCAGACGCCGACTCTCCAGGTGCCGCTCATTCTCAGCCAGCTCGATCGCGGCGTCGCGCTCGGCCTGCGCAGCCATCCATGCCTTGCGGTGCGTTCGGGCGTTGCCGCAGTCGCCGCACGAGTAGCGATAGCCGTGAGGGTGCTTGTCGCAGAACGGCGATGGAGGATCGATGGTGTGTGCGTCGGGGACCGGCTCTGGTGACGTACCCCAGTTACGTAACACCCTAGGTTGATGGTGATAGGTCTCTGGTGGGAGGAACGTACGTTCCGGTAGAACGTGCACAGCCGTTCCGGTAGAACGAGTTTCAACAGGAACCGACGTTCCGGTAGAAGGGCTATTCACAGGAACCTGCGTTCCGGTAGAACGAGTTTCAACAGGAACCGACGTTCCGGTAGAAGGGTTGTCGATGCCCATGATCGACCCCGGCGCGACGAGCCGGTAGACAGCGGCCTTGTGCGCCTTCGGGTTTGCTCGCTGCGTCTGCTGGATGAAGCCGAGAGCCTTGCCACGGTCGAGCGCCATGCGAATCGCACGCGTAGTCATCCCGCACAGCTCTGCGAGCTGAATCTCGCCCGGGAAGGCATTCGTCCCGTCGGACCAATCCGCGTACGTCTCCAGGGCGAACAGGACCGTCTTTTGGGCCTGTGTGAGTTCGGACTTGAGCACCATCCGCGCCCAACGCCGTCGTTGATCGTGAGTCAGCATGACGGTCGTCACCTGCCTCTCTGAGCTATGTGCGCGGCGGTCATATCGTTCCCATCCCGCAGGTGAAGTCAGGCAGACACGAAGCGCCGTCGGCCCGGCCCCACAGGTGCAGCGCGTAGGCGTGGATGTTCACGTGATCCGCCGGCGGCGCGAACACCTGATATGCCCAGCCGTCGCCGAATGCCGCCTGATGCAACGCTTTCAGTTCGTCATAGCTGGGCAACCGATCGATGTGCGACATGCTCGCGTGGATGAACCAGACGTCATCGAACGGTGCTGCGGAGACGATGACACTCGACGTGCCGTTGCGGTGCATCAGCTTCCAGCCATCCGGCCCGTACGGGTGTGGCGGTCCCCAGTTGTCGCGGCCGAGTACACGACGCAGACGCAAGCCAGGGACAGTTGTGGGGCTACTCGCCGGACACCGGCGTTGGTCGGTCATGTCGCGTTCTTTCGCTTCTGGCGGTCAGATTCGAGTCGTGCTTCGTACGCGGCTTGGCATGGACCGCAGGGTTTTTCACCCGCTTTGCGATGCCGAGCCCACCCGCGATAGGTGCCGTGTTTCTTCGGCCGGCCGACGGACCGCTTCTCCGTGGGTACGGGCTCCGGAGCGGCGAACTGGGCGCGCCAGGCGGCCTGACGGTTGCGCCGGGCCAATACGGCATCGAGTGTGTTCATGCTGCGACCTCCCCATGCAGCGCGTCACGCAGGCGGGCACTGATCCACTCGCCAACGGCCGGTGATACGGCGTTGCCATACCCGTCGACCTGGTCGCGGTTGGAGCCCCAAACGATGAATGTGCCCTTGTGGTCTGCGAAGTCGACGTCGAAGCCACAGCCCCGACCGATCTCGTGCGGGCCGAGCATCCGGAAGTAGCAGTCTTCGAGCGTGAGGTCCGCGAGCATGGCGTGCCATTCCGCGGTGAGCAGGCTGGTGGTGTCATGGCCAGTGATCGCGCCGAACGGGTCAGACAGCGGGTGCGGCGCCGGGAACTGATGCGGCTGGCTACCGTGCTGCTTGAACCACCCAGAGAACAGCAGCCCCTGCGCCGGCTGGCCAGTGATCGCGCCGAGCGGGCTACTGAGCGGGTGAGACCGGTATCCGGCTGGCACAAAGCCGTCTCGGCAGATGGCGATCAGGTCATCACGTGTCGGCGGCAAGCCCGGGCCTGGGTCGAGCAGCAGCGGCTCAGGCGTCTGCACTGCCGCGTAGGTGACGGAGAAGATGTCGGGTTTGCACGGGTAGAACTCACCCTTAACACCGCGGATGATCCAGTCCCCGAGGGTGGCGGCCATTGACCCCTCGAGCGTGTCGATCGAGAGGTAGGCCGGCAGAACGGCACCGCTGTCGTCGGTGTACTCAGCGTGGAAGCGCGCGGTGCCACCGTTGGCGAGAATCCAATCGATGATCGGGGTTGCGCCCGCGGCCGTGCCGTCCCACTGCATGGCGTCGATCTCGACGGGCTCCTTGCGGAACTTCTGGGCGGCGGTCACTGTGCGTCTCCGGTGATGGCGTCGTACTGGGCCATGCACCAGAGGACGTCGCCCATGGCGGTGTGACGGTCGAAGTCATCCGGATCGACGGCGACAGCGCGGGACAGGTCGTTGGAGTTCCACGGAAGCTGCAGGCAGTGGTCAACCGGGGACGTGGCGCCGGAGGCGGTGAGAATCTCGGAGACTGCACGCAGGTAGCCGTACACGACGTTCTCGATGTCGATTAAGTGGTAGTTCCACAGCTCGCCGATTCCCTTGGGGCGCAGCAGTTGGTGGGCGACGCGTTCGGTGTCGAAGTTCGGCACGGCGCCGACGATGTGTGGTCGACCGGTGAGAAAGTTCTTCAACACCGCGGCTGCGTCGGGGCGACTGATCGAGCGTTCGGTGCGGTACCGGGCGCGGTAGTCGGCCTTGAACGACTCCGGAAACTTGGGGTTGCTCATCCACGGTTCGGGGTCGTGGTCGATGAACAGATGCAGCGGCGTTTCGTTACCGTTCGCGTTGCGTCGCACAGCGGCGAGTTCCCATATCGGGGCGTCGATTTCGGTGCCGAGGGTCTCGGTGTCCAGGAAGACAATGTCGGTCATCTGCGGTATTTCCCGTTCTTGATTGCGCTGAATGCGTCGAGGCAACTGCGGCAGATGTCGAATTCGGTTGGAGTCATCGACATTCCGGCCTTGATGGATACGTGCGCAGCGAACTGCGGCTGCCCATCAGATTCGCGTTTCGGCACGATGTGGTCGCACCAGTCGCACGCGTAGACGACTGTCGAAGCCATTAGGATGTCCTCTCGTGGTGTTGCAAGACCTTCACCGGCTTTGATTTGTCGTATTGCTTGATGCCCCAGACGATCGCGTGCAGTGACACGAGGAAATGCCAGTCGTAGTCGCGGAGGTTCCATTCCCAGCTGTCGCCGAAGTTGAAGCGGCCGAACTGGAATCGGTGCAGGCGCTGGTGGGCGAGGGTCTCGTCGCACTCATCGAGGTAGTCCAGGACCTCATCGCGGATCGCGCGCCACAGCGGGTAATGCGGACCCTCGTTATCGCGGCACCAATCTCGAAAGTGTTTGTAGACCTGCCGTTTCAGCGAATCAGGTGAGAACGATTCGAAGCGCTGCGGGCCGCACAGCTTCTCGGACCAATAGGACGCGTTGATGTATCCGGGCGGCTTGCGGAAGAACTCGAACATGTCGTCCAGGCGCGAGAAATGGAAGTCCTGCAGGTCGCCCGTGATGACCAGGTGGCCCGGCCAGGTGACCAGGTCGAACCACCAAATGGACGTCCCCGGTTCCTTGAACCGGATGTGCCGGTAGGTTCCCTCGTCGCGGAGCACAGTCATCTCGTGCTTTCGCGTCGACACCTGAAGCATCCGAAATGCCCGGTATTCGTCGTCGGTGCTCATGATGTCGCGCCGAAGTCCAGTGCGGTCTGCGGGTTGCCAGCCTTCACGTGAGCGGGGTCGTGGTCCAAGCACAGCAGCCGGCCGCCGACGTTGCCCGCGTAGTCGCCGCCGCATTCGTCGCACTTCTGGCAGTCGGAGCACAGCAGCTCGAGCGACTCGGCGCGCCGGAACCAGCCCGCCAGCTTCACCGTCTGGTTGTGCGCCTCGTCGGCGGTCGTCCACTCGAAGTGGTCCGCCTTGCCGCAACTGGTGCACCGGGCCTTGTAGTACGTAACCGCCTGCACGTTTGGGTATTTCGGTGCAGTGGGCACCGCTGGTGATTCGCCCATCGGCTCGGTCTCGTCTTCGCAGGCGTTCATCAGCGCTCACCGCATCCCGCGTCGCCGAACTCCTGCCACGGAACGAACTGGTCGACGTAGTGGCGCGTCGAGGCACCTGGCCACGCCGGGCCTTTGCACCAGAAGCCCCAGGTTCGCGAGCGACGGCCGGTGATGATCAGCGTCCAGCACGGGAGCTTCGCCGCGGTCGTTCCTGCGCCGTCGCATGCGCCGCAGTCGGTTTCCATCCAGCGACCGTCGGGCACCATCCCGTATGCGCCCCCGGTGCCGTTGCAGGACGCGCATGGGACGGGCCACAGCTCGACGCGGTGGCGGAACGTCGCCGGACGGAATGCGAGTGTGCGGTCCCAGCCCCGGAAGCGGCCGCCGATAAGTCCTGAGCGTGGCGTCCGTTGCGAGTACTCGGTGACCTCGGTGTAGCCGCCCTTGAGGATCAGGGACACGAACCACCATGGGTGGTCATGCAGCGCGCGGTCGTCGTCGCTGCGGAGGAACTGGTGGACGTATACGTTCAGCACCGGGTTTCGCGGGATGACGTACCAGCGGCGCAGGTAGGGGTCAGCAGGGCCGCCGATGATTTGGTGCGGTTGGCCGGACAGTAGGCGGCTGAACCAATCCCGTGCCTTCGGGTGCTCGCTGGTGGCGGTCATGGGCTTCCTTCGAGGCGTAATCGGGGTCTGAGAGTCGGATTTCGAGGTGGCTATCCGAGTGCGCCGCGTTCGGGTTCAGGCCCGGACGCGGCGCACTGGGCGGCGCCGCGGTGCTGTCAGGGCTGGGCGTAGACGGGCAGGCCGATGTCGTTGGTGACCCTGGTGGTCACCTCTTCCCATGCCTGGCGGACGATTTCGCGTGTCGGGAACAACTTCACGGCGAGCTTGAGCTGACCTTCGGTGACGTCGAGCCGGAAGTAGGCGTGCACGTCGTAGAGGGTCGGGTGGCCTTCCCAGGGGCGCAGCGACAGGGTGATGGTCTGCGGTACCTCGAGTTCGCGTCCGACAGCGCCAGCGCGTGCACTGACTTCCTTCTTGTACGCGAGCTTCTGACTGCCGTTGGCCTTGTTCAGGTCCGATTCGAACTCGCCGTTGGTCGACGTCCGGATGCTGTCGATGATCTCCAGCAGGTCGGCCTGGTCGGGGCTCTTGATCGTGTGCCGCAGCTCTTCGATGATGTCGCCGAATCGGTGCTGGCCCATGTACTTCTCGGAAATCTCGTGCCATTTGACCCAGTCGGGGTCGGATTTGAGCTTCAGTTCGAGGGCGTCGTCGCGCCATCCGGCCACGCCGCCGTCGCCGCCGGCGTGGTCGTTGTAGATGGCCTTGATGGTGCCGCGCTCTGCGTTGCCCCACAGGGTGCCGGTCGCTTCGGGGAGTGGGCGGCGCGTGAGCTCTTGAAGGAACGAGTCCATTTCGGTGACGGTGCGGGTTCCCTTTGGCCGCCACGGCGTCGGGTAGACCGTCTCGTCGTCGACGATCCGCTCGGACTGCAGGCCGCGTTGCTCCGTCACCGAGACGATGTGCATGGCGTGCGGCTCGCCGGTGGTGAAGTGCTGGGCCTGATGCGGGGTGTTGAATGTGTCGCCGCCGCGGACCATCGCCGGCGGGTCGTCAAAGGTGATGGTGCCGATCACGTTCGGGGTGTCGTCTTCTGTTGGTGCCATCGTGGTGAATCCTGTTCTCTCGGTGGGTTACTTGTTTCCGGTGGCTTCGTCGATCGGCTGGTTGCCGAACAGGTCGTCCTGATTGGGCGGGTTTCGGTGCAGTCCGTTGTCGCCGTCGCCGAACCACATCGACGTGCGCTTGTCTTCGGGAATGGACGCGGTGATGGTGTCTTCGATGTAGTAGGCGCCGGGGATTTTCGCGTACTTCTTGAGCTTCAACTTGATGGTGATGGTGGCGTCCTTGCCGGTCGCCTCGACAGCTTCGACCGCCTTGGCGAGCAGTCGGGTCGCCTCGTCGGCGGCTCGGCCTTTGGCGTGCTGCACGAACACCGCGGCGAAGTCGGAGCGATCGTCAGTGGTATTGCTGGACATGGCTATTGGCCTCTCTGGTGGTTGATCGGAATAGCCGCTGTCAGCGACCAGGAACGGGGCTCGGAATCGACAGGGTCGGCAGCACGCCGTCGCCGATCGGAAAGCAGTTCAGGTTCACGCCGGCCTGGGCCATCTTGTTGAGGCAGGCGGCGATGGCGATCTTCAAATCCGGGACCGGCTGGCGGGCAAGGGCTTCGGCTGCGATCCGGCGCTGCTCGGCGGTCTTGGCGTCCTGCTCGGCCTGCGTGGTTTCGGCGCGGGCGGCGTTGATCGCGTTGATCCGCTTCTCGGTGTTGTCGTCGTAGTCGATGACCGGGATGGACAGGTCGATGATCTCGACCTGGTCGCCGGACTTCTCGCGCATCAGGCGCAGCGATTCGGTGGTCACCGAGTTGAGGTCGACGCGGGCCGGAGCGGGGCCGGTGGGCTTGCCGTCGGGGCCGATCGGTGCGACGGGGTCGCCGGCCAGCGGGTCGAATCGCACGAAGGCCTCGTTGAGGGCGGTTCGCAGGTTGCGTTCGATGAGGTTGGAGCGGACGTTGTCGAATGTCTTGTACTGGCGGTACAGCTCATCGGCCTTGTCGCTCTTGATGTTCCAGCGGATGTTGACGTCAGCGAGGGCGGTGCTGTTGTTGCCCAGGCGGACCTGGATGCGTCGGTCGCCGTTGTAGACGTCGTTCTGGATGGCGGCGTCCATCTCCACCACGTTCTTCCACGGGGCCATGAAATGCAGGCCGTTGGAGAGGGTTTCGCCGGTTGGTCGGTTGAAGCTGGTGACGATTCCGACCTGGCGGGGTCCGATGATGTTGGCGGAGGCGCAGATTACGAAGACCAGGGCCAGGACCGCGCCGCCGACCGAGGTGAGGAACGCGTACGGATTGTTGAATCGTTTTGCCTCGTCGCGGTATTGGCCGGGTTCCGTGTACGGGATGGCCGCCCAGACGGCGAGTGCGACGGCGCCGATCAGTAGGCAGATCAGGGAGAGGATGAAGGTCACGGGCATTGGTGTGTGGGCTCCTGTTTGTCGGTCCAGGTGATCTGAATGACGAATGGTGGGGATGGCGGCAGTTGGCTGGTTTTCCAGCTGTCGTGGCAGCCGTAGCAGCGCGGCATACCTGCCGCTGGTTTGCCGCCGCAGTCGACGCATTGGCGTGGTGTGGCCAGGTAGCGGGCGTTCTGCTCGGCAGTGGTCGCCGTGGTCACGGTGACCGGCCTTGCATCTGGGCGGCGATGCGGTGGTCGGCGTCATCGATCCGGCGGATCGCCGCGGCGATGTGGCGCGCGTGGTCGAGGCGGGTCGGGCCGGTGAAGGCGCAGCCGCCGCAGGCGATTACTTGATCGGTGAACCGGTCGGGTAGGTCGGCGTCGACCCAGTGATGCGCGATCAGTTCGGCGATCCGCTCGTCGCGTTCGGTGGCGTCCTGTGCGGCCCGGAGCAGATGTCGGGACGCGCGACGGATCAGCAGCCCGATGCCGACCACCATGGCGATTCCGATGAGCCAGACGACGACGTCTACCACGGGCGGCCGCCGATCGTCACGAGCTGGCCCTGTGCCAAGCCCCGCGGGGCGATGATTCGGGCATTCGCGCACGCGGCGCACATCGCGGGTGTGCCCTGCGGATGCCGATCGCAGAACTGCGCAGGCGCAACGTCGCGCCACGCCGCAGCGAACCGGGCGAAGAGTGACCAGACCCCGAGCAGGGTCACCTCGAGCCGCTGAAAGGCCAGTGCTGTGCGCCACGCGGCGAGCTGGAGTGCGACGAAGTCGGTAGGCCATGGTTCGGACGGGTCGTACTCGCATTCCATCCGGAACAGGTCGCCTTCAAGGACGGTGTAGTTGAAGTGCATCGACTGCGATCCAGCCGGAGTTGCCGCTGCGAACACGTTGTCGGCCAACATCTTCAGGTCGGCCAGTGGATGCGGCATTGACAGCCGGATCGCTCGTGTCATGTTGCTCATCAGGCGCGTCCTGCCTTGATCGCTCGTAGGTAACCGGAGACGCGGGAGATCGCGTCGGCCATTTCGGGGTCCGATGCGCAGGCCACGACGTTGACCGCGTCTGGGCCGGACATCGCGAATCCGTCGTTCGATTCGCCGCGTGTCCACTGGCCGTCCCAAACGGCGATGTGGACGCCGTACTTGTTGATCCGGACGTCGACGAAGACGTCTTCGGTTCCGGTCAATTCGACGGCCTGGTTGCGCAGATCGGTCAGGGTCGGCGCGCTCATCCGTTCACCGCCCAAACGAACAGCGGGAGGCCGTAGATCACGATCGCGAGCCCACCGAGCAGCGCTGCGACTCCGGCGAGATTCTCAAGCCATGTACGCATCAGGCCACCGCCCCGAGGTGCCCCGGTTCATCAGGCAGCACCGTGCCCGGGGTGACCGGGTAGGTCTCGCGGTTGCCGCCCTCTTCCTGCCAGTAGCCGCCCCAGCAGGAATAGCGGCCGCAGGACAGCGGAACCCAGCGGCGGGGCCACCAGATGGTCCGCTCGCGCGTCCAGGAGCCGTCAGCGGCGACGGGCGTATCGCAGAGGGTGCGGCGCTGGGAGCCGAGGAAGCCCCACACGACTGTCTGGCAGCCGATCCCGGGCGGGGCGGCCTGAACGTCGCTGGCGTAGCCGATGCCGATGCCGATGCCCAGCAGCACCAGGGTCGACAGGAGGGCCGCCAGCAGTCGGCGGAGCCGAATCGCGTTGTGGTTCAGCATTCGTCGAGCCGTCCATCTGCGGCCGCAACGACGAGAGTGCACCAGCAGTTGACCGTCAGCGGCAGGTCTGCGTCGGCGACCATGACGTCGGCGGTGATGCCGTTGACGCCGAACATGGTTACCTTCCACATGAGGTCACCGATTGGCCGCATGGGCCGTGAGGGACGCGATCCTGCCCACGACTCCAGCTGCTCGAACTTGGGGACGGCGCGCAGCACCATGTTGTCGCCGAGCAGCCATACCCTGGTGCCGTCGGGTTCCTGCCGCTCAGATATCACGGCGGGTAAAGTCTTGGTTGACATTTCGAGGCTCCTACTCGTTGTGTCGTTGCCGCCCCGCCCTACCGGGGCGGCATCTTTTTGTGGTGGGTGGCCGGTGCCCCAACCCCATTGCGGGCGCCGTCCGATCCGGCAATCAGCCGCCGGAAGTCAGCGCGGCCTCCGCGGCCAAGTAGGCGGCGCGGCGCTGGCGACGGTGCTGCTCGCACACCAGTTGCGCCCGCTGCCACGACGGGCTACGCGGCAGGTACTCCAATTCGCCGCGTGGGCCGGAACACGTTGCCTTCCAAGAAGTTCCGATGCTCTCGACCTGGTACAGCCATAGGTCCGCATCCTGACCGATCAGCAGCCCGCGTGTATTGATCCAGTCCAAGGCGGCAGGTTCGGTGCTCACCGGAGGCCATGCGCCCGTGTTGAGCAGCTGCGTCGCGCCGCATTCCGCGAGAACCATTTCCAGAAGTCGGCGATCGGTGTCGCACAGGCCGGTGAGGTGGAACACGTCCAGGAGGCCGATGACCTCCCGCGTGGTGATCATCGGACGGCCTCATCGTCAGTCCAGAAGATGCCGGCGTATCCGTGCTTGCCGTCGTGGCCGAGGTTTCTGGTGCAGAAAAAGTTGTCGGGAATCCCGGCGAACAACCGACTTGTGCACCTGAAGGGTGAGGCCGGGGCCGGAGCAGTGGCCCCGGCCTCACCCGATGTGGTGTCCGATGGCGCCGAGGGGGGAACCGTCGCCTGTCGAACACCCGCCTTGCGCGGCAGCAGCCGGAGCGGAGCGCAGACCCCACCGGCGGCCATCGCAAGGAGCTTGAAAATGGCCTGTGGAGCGAATGGCGGCGTCATACGAACTCCGCGAGGGTCGCCTCGTCAAACCGGTAGTGCCCGCCCGGGGTCTTGATGGTGGGCTTCAACTTGCCGCTGGCGACCCATCGGCGGACTACCGAGGTGTCGACGCGAAATCGTTCTGCGACCTCGGTAGTCGTGAGTAACACGATTTCTGGCATGCAGAAACGAAAACACACCCGTGTAAGTCGTGTCAAGCACGACTTATCGGGTGTGTTACTGGGGAGTTGTGATTTGGTATGTATTGCGCGATATGCACGAGAAGTGCGATATTGGCTTCATGAGTACAGCCAGGGATTGGATCCCGGACACCAACGACTTTGCGTCACGCTTGGTGTTGGTCCGGCACAAGATGGGTTGGAACCTCAAAGAGGCGGCCCTCGCATGCGGCGTCAAAGCTCAGTCATGGCGCGAGTGGGAACTCGAAAGCCGTAAGCCTCGTGACTACGAAGGCGTCTGCCGGCAGGTCGCCGACCGGAGCGGTTGCAACCTGATTTGGCTGATGACCGGCTACGGCTCGAATCAGCCCCCGGACGGGGGTAAAGAGAGCCACCCGGGGGAATCGAACCCCCGACCTATTCATTACGAGTGAATTGCTCTACCGACTGAGCTAGGGTGGCGCGCCCCACCGAGGCGGGGCGGGACGAGTCTACGGGACGCGTCCGGCGCAACCAAAG